CGGAAGCGCGCGCTTCAACTCGGGGTCCTTGGGGGGAAATTAGCCTTACTCGCCATCGTTGCCCTTCAGATGATCCGTCGCCTCATTTGTCATTTTGGGTTCAGCGTTTTGTGGGTTGTTTTGGGTTACTCGGAGTCACTGCCATCGAGGGCGGCGAAGCGGCCACGGCTGACCACCACGCGCGAGACACGCACGGGCGCGGACCGCTGCGTGTTGTGGAGACCCGCGCGGGCAATCTCCTGCCACACGCGCTCCTGCTCGCGCCTGGCCGCGTCGTTGGCGTCGCGGATCGCATTGATGGGGACCCACGCGGCCATCAACGGCCCCAGGTCGGGGGCGGCTGCGATCTCGGCGCGGCAGTACGCACGCCAGTCCATGTCGGACATGGCGATGAAGCGCATGCGCTCGCGGCGGGTGAATTCGCGCTGGCGAATCTCCTCCCGCTCCATCATGATGCCCCAGTTGGGGGTCATGGCGGCGCGCGTCCATGCCGCGCCTGCCTCGCGGATGCGGGCAACACGGCGCATCTCGCGGCTCTGCGAGACCCAGGTGGCCACAAAGCGGGACAGCGCGTCAACCACGCGGTCAACAGCGGCCATGTCCACGGGCGTGGACTTCTTGGGCGCGGGAATCCACTGCGGGATGTTGAGCGACCACCCCGCGGCAGGGTTGCGCACGAATCCCGCGCGGCGGCGCGTGACCGCGTGAGGGACGAATGCAAGCATCTTGTAGATGCTGGGTTGGAGAAGTTGAAGGTGTGGAGGCTTGGATGCTTGGAAGCTTGAAGGCGTGTGAGTCAGAATGTGTTCGTGTTCTGGCCCGACCACCCATGGCTCCTGGACTTCATGAATCCGTTTTCAACGATTCTCACCCCGTGCCCCCAATGGAAAATTGTTTTTGTGGTCTGTGACCCTGACGTAGGGGTAGATTGGCCTATCTACTCGGCCGTAGTGGCGGCCACGGCCTTCTTCGCGGCCTTACCCGCGGCAAGACGCGCCTTGTTGGCGGCCTTCTCTTCCTCCGTCATGGCCGCATAGCGGGCCTTGGCGGCCTCGGAACGGGCCTTGCTGGCCTCTTCCTTGGAAAGCTTGGCCTTGGGCTCAGGCTTGGGGGCATCCGCGGGTGCGGCGGCCTTGGCTTCCATGGTGGCCTTGCGCTTGGCGACCATGGCCGCCTTGGCCTCCTCAGACATAGGGCCCTTCTTGCGGCCCTTCTTGGACTCGGTAGACTCGGAGTCAGAGTCTGCCTTGGTTTCCGCGGGTGCATCGACACCCGGGAACAACTCGTGGAACACCGCGGCGATGAACTCATCACCCTCGTCGCCGAGGGCGTCCATGTCCGCGAGAACCTTCTTGATGGCGGTGGAGAGCTGCGACTGGATGATGGCGGTGAAGGAAGAAGAAGACATTGTAGCAGTTGGAGTGTTGGAAGGAAGTGTGTGTTGGCGCCCAATACACAGATCTCCTGAGGTCCCAGTTTCCGTTTTTAACGATTCTCCACCCCGAGCCCACATTGGACCCCGAGCCATTTGAAAAGGATTGGGTGGTTTCTCGGGGTGCTATGTTCGGGCCTACGGGGTACCGCCTACCGCAGGGCGTGGATCCACACGCTCGTCGTCAGAATCTGACTCGGCATCGCTTGCCGCTTCACGAATGAGTTCGCGAGCAACCGCCGCAAGGGCGGCCTGGGCTTCCACACACTTGTGGTCACCCATCTCGGTCTCTAAGACCATATTGTCGCAGAAGTCACAGACCTCATAGCAGGGCTCGGGCGGGGGCTCGGGTCCGAGTGTCAGGCACACGCGGTTGCCATCGGGTCCGAATCCATTGGGTGCAGGGCAGACGCAGCAGCAGGAAGAGCATTCGCGAGGAGAGGTGATGAGGGTTGCCATTGTATCCGCACTGACTGTGACACCTGTCACAACTGAATCCGTTTTTGGCGGGCATGGAAAATGGATTTGTGTGTAGACCGTGTATCTACTCCGACTCAACGGACGACGTGCGGGGGCGCATGGGAAGCTCGATGACCTCTTCCTCGTCCTCGGGGTTCATCACGGGCTTGCGCTTGAACTCCAAGTAGAGGACAATCTCCGCGTCCTCCTCCTTCGGGTAGACTCGGAAGTTCGGGCGGAGACACTCGTTAAGGGACTGCACAACCTTCCCCCATGGCACCAGAAGGACCGCAAAGGTGAAGGTGTGGTCATGCCCTGCCACCTGGAGAGTGTCTTCCTTTCGCGCGCGGAAGACGGTCGCGCACACGGAGTCCTTGGTCGGGTCGTCCCTGATATTCTCTACCAGGGCATCCACGAGGTCCTTCTCCTGGACTGCCATGTGGATGTCTTCGAGGAGCGCGTACTCGGTTGCGCGGCGGGCGTGGCCGCGGACGCAGGTTGCGGCGGTGCGGATGATGTAGTCTTGGCGGTTCATGCTGACCAGGGGCAGGAAGGAGGTGCGTGTCGCGGGGGAGATGGAGTAGGTAGCCATGGTGTTCGGGGACAAGGTACTCCATACTCGGTACCCCACGAATCCGTTTTTAAAAATGGATACGCGGCCCGCCAACGGATAGAATGTCCCCCATCGGACAAAATGATCTTCTCCGACATCCTTCTCGCTCTCCGCAACACGACCCCAACTGGCCGCCGTTCTCCCATCGTCTTCAGACATCTAGACATCGAACTTGAACTTCTGGCAACCAAGGTTCGCGACACTCTCATTCCGTGGTCAGACGCATGGCAAGTGCTTGATGCGTCCATGCCATTTGACCTCGTGCGTCCCAGGTCAGCGATCGAGTCCATCACGGTGGACAGTTTGTTCAAGCTTGTGGTTCAGATTGTTCCGTACCACGAGCGCAACGCAATCCTCGGTCGTTTGGCAGGACACCTTGCAGGGCTCCGAGTCGGACCTTGGGAGGCACTAGACTTCATCGCAGAGGGGTACTTCGTTGAAAAGGAACCCGTCGAAGAGTAGAGTAGGAGACCATGGACCCACCCAAGACAAGACAGGAACTCAAGAAGAACCAGAAGCAAAAGGGAAAGCAAGAACACCGCCTGGGTACAACCAAGCACATTCGGGTGACCGAGGCACTCAAGGAACGCAAGGGCAAGTGAACGCGGAAAGGTCTCAACAAAAATGAATTCTTTTTCATCGGCTGAAAAGGGAAGCGGTGTCGACAATCGTCCACATCATCTCCAACCACAAGAACAAATGGACCCCGTCCCTCGCCGCCGCACCTGCGGCCTCTGTGCCCAACCCAACCATGACCGACGCCACTGCCGCGCTGCCGACCTCTACCGCGCCGCGCATCCCGAGGTCACCGACGCGAATGTCCATCTCCACATTCCAGCCATTCGCGCCTTTGCTGCCGCGGGTCTTCCGCCCGTCCCTCCGCCTCCTCCGCGGACACGCTGCATCATGAATCAAGAACACGCGCACTGGGGCGACCGTTTCCAGTGTCGCACCATGGCGCCCCCTGGACACCAGTACTGCACGCGCTGCGACTCAATTCGCCCGCGCCTCGACCTACCGCGCGAGCAGCGGTGTTCCGTGGCCAGATGCACCTGCATCATCGCCGACCGTGGACTGTGCAAGCGCCACCTAGCAGGTGAGGTTATTCGCCGCAGGAGGCTGTATCTTGACACCGCGTGGACAACGGCCATTGACCAGATGGAGCGCGACCCAGCCTCTTGGCCGCAGATTGTGCAAGGTTGGGCTGAACACGTTCCAGACGCCCAACTCGGAGCAACCGCGGGTGCCGCGGGTGCCGCTGGCTGGTGGCGCGGGCAGGTTCGCCACATGCGCCTCCGACTGGCTGGGCAGTATTTCATCCGCGACCTGTGGAACCAGGACAATCCGCATGACCCGATGGATGAGAACGGTGTCATTGACTGGCACTTGAACCGCGTGCGCGCAGGCACAGTGCGCCCGCCTGCAGGCACTCTCGCGGCCTTTGCCGCAGACACGCAGAATGTGCACACGGGCGTGGTGTCGAACCAGACGCACGAGGGCGTGAAGAAGCTTCTGGCCGTCCCTGTGCCTTCAGGACAGGCAGACAGAACGAAGGCTTTCGTGGCACGACTGCTGAAGGACTGCATGGTTGCCAAGATGGTGACCCAGCAGGTCGCGACGCGCATCTACGCGGACTTCGACCACTGGTACAAGGTAAGCACCTGCCGCGCACAAGCTGACTGGCTCTACAAGAGGGTCTTTGATGGACTGATCCTCACCATCGCTGCAAACCCGAACGGTGGAGTGAAGATTGAATTGTTCAAGCGGCTCTTTGAAGAGATGAAGGACTCGCTGGGCATGTGCTGTGACGGCCACATCACGAGACTGATCAATGTGCTGGCAGGCTTCGACGAAGCCTTCGCCCCCGAGAAGTCAGTCGGCGAGAAGACTCAGGAGTTGTTCGCAGCCTTGGCGGGTAAGGAGTGCGCCCTTCTGGAGAAGGTGGCAGAGGGATGCCTGAACCTGCGCAAGTGGGGTGTACCCGAGGACGAGTGGGAGCCCTGGATCGACGCACTCTGAAGCGTGAACAAAACAATCCCAACTTTTTACAATGGGACACTTGCGGTTGAAGACTCTGCGTCGTTCTCGCACCAAGGGCAAGAAGTGGGATGCGGTCTTCGATAAGGATGGCAAGGAACGCGTGGTTCCCTTCGGGGCCGCGGGCTACAGTGACTATACGAAGCACAAGAATGTGACTCGTAGGGCACGATACATCAAACGACACTCTGGAATGGGCGAGCACTGGAGCAAGCCCGACACACCGGGTGCATTGTCGAGGTGGATTCTCTGGAACAAGCCCAGTCTGTCGGCCAGCGTCGCGGACTTTAAGAGAAGGTTCCATCTATAGCAAAATGAGCTCGTTTGACGACCTTGAGGAACGGAAGGCCTATACGCGCGAGTGGGTCTACATGGTTATACACATTGCCTTGTGGATGGTCTTCGTCTTCATGTTTCTCAGTTTCCTCAAGCTGGTGAATGAGCGTTGAAAACGGATTCCAGAGAGACAATAGAGATTGTCCTTGTCCCCCCAACAAATGGACACCATGGCTACCCTTCGCTGCATTGACTGCCACAAGCTCTTCAACCCTTCAACTGCCGACCCTCCAACCAACTACGATCATCGATGGTGCTTCGTCCATGCCTTCAAAGCCAACAAGGTCGAGACCGTGACTGACTTCTACGCCCTCTGCCTCACCCACTTCCAAGAAATGCCACCCAAGAAGGTGGTCCGCAAGGTGCTCACTGTCAAGGGCCCTGCGGCGACCATGAATATCCGCGAGCTGTGGGCCAAGCGGGCCGCCGACGCAGCGATGAAGCGCAAGTGAACTTATATTTTCAATGTAATCTCCATCGGAGGTACCACGCGCCGATACAGGTCGACCAACTGCAGTTGTCGTCCCGAATCAAGGTACATGCCAGCAATGGCATTGAACAGATGGATGTAGGTAATCAGAATCACGCCAGGAACAAATGCCCACCACTCCATTATCAGCCCAGCGTGATATTCTGAGCACGGGGCAAACGACGACTGAGTACATCGCGCTTGGTGCCACCCACACTCATGTCCTCTCCTCCCTCGGGGATTCCCTCGATGGCCCGCAGCGCCTCGGCCACGCGCTCAGGCTGATCGGCAAACTGCAATAACAACTGCTGACGGAGAGTCGACCGCTTCAGGGCAGGACGCACGGTGCGCTCCGAACGGGCAATCGTGCCACCACCACCCGCACCGTCGAGAACAAAATTGTCAAGGTTGTTTCCCTTCATGAACTCAAGAACCGCAGCACCGTGCTGGTTTTTGCGTTCACGGATTGTCTTGATTTGGGCTTGGAGGGCGCGGATCTCGTCGTCAGCGGCAATCCAGGCACGGAGCGTATCGCGGATCTCATCTGCGTTGCTCATTTGCGTTTGTTTGTCTTTTTCCTTGAAAGCTTCTTCCGCTTGGGCGTGCGGTGACGGGTCCTGCGACTGCTTCCACTGATGTTCTCGTCCGTCTCGGGAGCAGCCGCAGCAGGAGCAGCCTCGGGAGCAGCCTCCACAGCAGGAGCAGCCTCGGGAGCAGCCGCAGCAGGAGCAGCCTCGGGAGCAGCCGCAGCAGGAGCAGCCTCAGACGGGGCAGTAGCCGCGGTAGCAGCAGCCGCAGTAGCCGCGGTAGCAGCAGCCGCAGCCGCCACCGTCGCCGCATCGGGGGCAGGAGTCTGAGCCGCAGCCGCAGGGGTGGCTGTCCCCTCGTTCTTACGAACAATCGCTCCCTGTTCCTTCATGACACGGGCCACCCTGACTGCTTCCTCGCCTGATGCATTTGGATTCAAAAGCAATCCCTTTGCCTTTTCTATGGTGTTCTTGTAGTCCACGGCGCCGTTAGTGTTCCCAGCTCGGCTGATGAGCCAGGCGGCTATTTTCAGGGGGTCCGTCAACTGACTCATTGTCATTCCATGAGATTAGAACTTCCACTTCTTATCACACTCCAAGCAGGTAATGAAGGTCGTCATGGGCTCATCTGCCGAGCGTGTCTGCATCTGGTAGTAGTCGCACTTGGTCTTGCGCTTGCAGCGAGAGCAATACAGCACGATGGATGCGGTCACCTCCTTCGAGTAGAGCGCCTTGTCCTTCTCGACAGTCTTCTGAATCAAGTCGGCCCAGCGTTGGGGGTTCTGCTGGACAGGCGACATTTCTGCAAACTCTGCAGGATCCAAAGTAGCCAGCTGCGCGCGGTGCGGGTGCAACTCCACGGCCCGATTGCGATACAGACCAAGGAATACGGAATTGTCCCAGTCGATATCAATCAGCCACTGCTGGGCCTCGCGGACACACCTCTGCAGAATGGCCGTCTCCACATCGTTGCTGTCGAACAGATTGCGGACACGCGTGCGTAGCGGGTGGTCCACGAACACATTGGACGCGTGAATCGTGTGAACGGGAAGTGCCTGTCGGGCTTCAGTTGCCGTTTCCTCGTCGTCTTCCTCGACAGGACCCGCTCCCTCTTCGTCGTCATCCTCAACGATCTCATCTTCGTCCTCGCGGAATGTGCACGACTGGTAGAAGTCATCGTACTCCGTGGTCCGCAGATCGTGGTACTGGTTGGCGTGAGAGTCGTAGTCGTCCGTATTGCTGTTCGCAGACTTCATCACCACCAGCGTGCCCGAGAAGATGTCGTCGTTGAATGGCGGGGGCAGCATGTGCTGATTCGTAGTCTCGTCATCAGCGTCATCGGTGGGAACACCGAAGACCGCGAAGACCTCCTCTTCGTGTGGAATCTTGCCTTGGAACTGGAGCGTGGGCTGGCGGGTCTTCTTGCGAAGCCACTCGAGGACATCTGCCGTCTTGGGAGGAACAACCAACTCCGTCAAGGTCCCCGAAACACCAATTGCAGTAGCGATAACCATTGCATGTCCATTCTCCTCCCCCTCGTAAGTCCGTTTTAAACAGGGCGGGGTCGGATGGTGTGGCCAACCATGGCAAAAATGTTGTTGGGGTCTTCGTGGATATAGGTCAGGAGCCAAGAAAGGAACAAGAACATCAGAATCAGGATAACTGCAGAAATGACCCACTGCATCGTAGGGCTGGTCCAGAAGTCAAGGCTGCTTTGGGCCTGTAGCTTGTTAAAGGTGGCCTGGACTGACTTGGTGGTGTTCTTTGCACTTCCCTCAGCACCGCAGCAGGCAGGATGGTAGTAGACGTGGTTCGGATCCTTCACGCTGTCGGGGTCCTTCGGATCGTAGGACGAAAGAGTCTGGACCACCTCGGCTGGAGGGCGAGCGTCCACGGCTCCGCGAAGCGATGCAAAGTCGGACTCGAGCATGTAGACGGGCTCTTGGAAGTAGACGACGCGAGGTGTCAGGTTGCCCATGGTCTGCGCCTTGGCCTGAGTCGCAGGAGCCCACTTCATGAAGGTCGTGTCAAAGGTAACGCCGCCCACGGACTCGTTCGACTCTCCGTCATTTGTGAGAGAATAGACTGTGTCGATCCACGTGTAGTAGCCCTCATTGCCCGTTACCAAGGAATGGAGAGACCAGTCACTTCCAGTGTCCGCCGACGCAGACGGGTAGTCGGGACCTGGTTTCTTCTCTGCGCCCGTATCGTAGTGCCCGTCGGACGCGTACTTGATGTAGGCATTCACCTTGTCCTTGTCCACACTCTTATCGCCGTTGCCTAGCTTCTCCCAGTCCGACGCAACATGGGGATCCTGTGCAGGATCGTACGAGCTCTTGGGAGGCTCGTGTCCCGAGATGGTCAGAATTGAGGACGCGACACGACTGAAAAACTTGACACCCTTCTTGCTGCCGTCGGTTGTCTTTTGGATTGGAATCATCAGAATGATAGGGGCCGTGGACGAGCGCACCAAGAGACACGCGTCTCCCTGGACACCTGTGCCCTTCTTGCCCTCCGCGCGCAAGGGTGCTCCCCAGAACAGGTCCATCGAGTCCCACCATACCGCAGACACACCGTACGGCATGCTCGCCGTCGGATTGAACGAGCCCGTGAAGGGCGCCGAAGGTGTGAGGGTGACCGAGTTGGATGGCTGGTAGATATTAGGAACGGTCGTGTTCTTGTCCGTTGCGGAAACAGGAATCGATCCATCCTCGGCAGGTCGAGGATTGATGGTGATCTTGACTGACGATGCCGACACACCAGGGTCGATGGTTAGCTTGCAATCCGAGCATCCTTCCGAAGTCTTAATCTGCAGGCCCTGTTGGATGTTATGGGTCTTGTTGGTGTTCGGCCTCACCACGGTCCGTTTCGGAAGCGGCGGCGGTTTGCTACCTCCACCTCCCATTGTATGGAGCAGAGAAATCAAGTATCCCAAAGTAACAAGATGTCTCCCCCTAACCCGAACCCGTTGGATCTCAAACCGGGGTACCTTAACTGGTGGCAGTCGCTCCTGCTTGCGTTTTCTTGCACCCTCGTAGGGTTGATCGGTGCATATTCCGCAATGTCAGGCGTAAGCGTGGACGGCGTGACTTCGGTATCCTGGGGCAAGGACCTCCTGAAGCTGACTCCCCACGCGCTTCTGTTGTTCGGTCTCATGGCCGACGCAATCACCTACGATGGTGTCTACTGGAGCTCGACCATTGTGGGCTTGTCTGCCGCAGGACTCCATTCCCCACTGGAGACAATCACGAATTCGTTCGTTGAGCTCATGAACAACATCTTCAAGAACATCATGAGTGCCTCGAGTACGGGAGCCGCACCAGCAGGAGCACCAGCGGGCCTGCAGCAAGGCGGCGGAGCAAAGATGCACGGCGGCAGTGAGTACAATGGATGTACGGTCACAGGCGCAGAAGGCATCCCCGATAACTTCCGCACAGCTCAGACACTTGTTGTAACCGTGTCGGTGATTTCCTACTTCTTCTTTGATTTGTGGTTCAACCGCGGAATCATCAATGCGCTTGGCACCCTGATTGCGGGTATCCTCCTGTTGATTGGTCAGGCAATGTCGATCTCTGGAACCTGCTTTACCGAGGCCAACAAGGAGAAGCGCACGATCACGTCGGGCGTGATGTATGCGATTCTCTTTGGAACGCTGATTGGCGGCACCTTCTATTCTCTGTTCCAGTCGTTCTACCCGATGTACCTCCCTAGTACGGTGATCCCCCTGCAGAATTACGCGTCTCAGGTTGCCAGCATCTCGTCCACTGGGTTTGTCTATGTACCAGGCCAGGGTTTGGTCTCCGTGAACTCGCCCGCAGGACAGCAGGCCTTGGCGAATGGAACAGCCATGTCCCCAGATGACATGTCCACTGCTCTCCAGGCGACGGGAACGCTGGGCACTGGAAAGGAGGGTGAAGAGAAAACGTGCTCTTAGGGTGCAGCAAGCGCCTTCCGCAGCAAACTGTAGTACATGATGACATTGGTTCCCGAGTGACGACCAATCTCCACACCATTCTTTGTAACCACCACCGTCGGGACAGCCTTCACGCCCATCGCAGGCGCCACGCCTGTCTTGTCGTCATGCGTGTTAATCGACTGCCACACAACAGCAGGAAAGTCCTCGGCCATCTGGGCCAGCGCGGGCTTGATGTGCTTGCAAGGGCCGCAGGTAGGAGACCAGAAGCTGTAGGCAACGACACTCATTTGTTATTACACCCAGCCAATCTTTAACTCGTCTTCTCGATGGACACTGTGGTCAGCTCCGCGCGTAACATGGTCGTGCGCTGGCTCACATTTTTGGTCAGTGTCACATTCTTTGCCTTGCACATTTCCTGAAACGCCTTGTACAGGTGCTTGTCAATCAAGTCCCTGTCGAATGCGTCGAGGTTTCCGCGGACCCAATTCAGCAGAGCCCCCTGAGACACGGGAGGCCCCATCACTGCAAGAGGACATCCAGTGACAATCTCTGCGGTTGGCGGCGGAACGACAATCTCCTTCTTTCCGTCCACAGCCTCACGCGCTAGCTTGTCCACCTTGTCGTTCTGAATGGAGAGGTCATCAGATCCTCCTGTGTGGGCCCTGACATGCACGAACCGATGAGACTTGAACTTGGACATGCGTGTCACGATGTCCTCAATGAGATCGCGGTGAAGAACGGGCTTGCCCTCGGATGTCTTCCAACCGCGGCTCATCCACCCTGTCACCCACACGCTCACGCACTTGATGGAGTAATCCGAATCGGAATACACCACAATGTCCTCATCCAAGCAGCCACGCGTCTCCAGAATCTGGACGGCGAGGCGGATGGCAGAGAGCTCGGCTCGGTTGTTGGTTTGGTCTTCGATATCAGGAACTCGGTGTCCCTCTGACCACTCCGGGTGCTCGGGGAACCAGGCGGCAAATCCAGCGCGAGCACCTGCGCGTCCGTTGCTTGGGCAGGATCCATCTGTGAATACGCGCATACTCTTTACTCCCTTGTCCGTTGTAATTCCGTTTCGGCAGCCGCGGCATCATCCCAATACGAAGTGTCGAGTGTGCCGTGAACCACGGGCGGGTGAAGGTATCGAGGAAAGGATGTCACACTGCAGCGGCTCACGATTGCAGGTTGGAGCAGGGGCTCCTCTATGTGAAACCAGATTCGGCAGCGGAAGGATCGCTGCTCTAACGAACGGCGCAGGGTCTGCTGGCAGGCCGCGCTCAAGAAGTGTGCATGCCACACCAGGAGGATGCGCAGACGAATATGGGTTTTGGAAGGCGCGAAGGACATCCATTGGGATAACCAGGGGGCAAAGTCGTCGATGGAGTTCATGACGGCTGCGTCCACTTCTTCAAATTCAGCTTGATGCGAATGAGCCACCTTGTAGGCAGCCCAGTGATCCGCAGTCAAACGGTCATTCATGCATTCGTACAGAATGCGGTGCGGGGGAGGAAAGGAGCCAACTGGCGACTGTGGGGAGATGGAGTCCATTTACGCAGTCCCTTCCGTAGTAGACGCCACGATGCGTTTAACAGGAATATCGGCGGACACCACGTACAGGCTGTTCTCTGTGAGAATCAAAAAGACCTTCTCCTCCTTCAGGCGCATGATGGAGGCGATGGGAGAGGTGTACTCCGTGTCGGACTTGACCAGGCACTTCTCGTCTCCACGGACGCCGATGCAGCAGGACTTGGCAAGCGAATCGGAAAAATAATCAAGATAGATCGGGCGATCCTGCTCGATCGCAATCTTTGCGGCTGCAGCCATGACTGTTGCGGAGGGGCAGCTCATTTTGTAACACCCCGAGTCTTGGAAGTGTCGCGTTTGAACGCTGTGCCACCTACTTTGCACAGTCTTCTAGCTTGAAGCGAGACTTCATACAGAGACACGGCGTCTCAGACCGAGGAACCGCCAGCAATCCAATGGCCAGCTCCTTCACAAGTCGGACCTTGGGAGCAATGGCAGCCAAGAAGCGGACCAGATGGTCCACGTGCTCCTCGCCCTGCGGCGTCTTTGGCAGGCGCATGCTCTCCTTGGCATCGTCCACCACTTGGCGTACCATGGTTTCCATGACGCCCGGGGGCAGAAGGCCGCGCGTGAACAGCTCAGCCGTGTACACTGCAAACCCACGCTTCGTCTCCTTTTGTTTGGTCCACGCAATGATCATGTCATTGAATGTCGGGTCCGTGGAGGAGGGTACGAGAATCACCGCGTTGGTGTCGTAGAGCGTATCGAACATCCCAATCTGGACCGCCAGATCCTGGCGAGCATCCTCGTGGGACTTGATAATGTCATTGTATGCATCGGCCAGCATGGAGGCGTAGAAGTTCTGCTTGATGCCGCGGTCGAACAGAAGAGTGGTGATTCGCAAGCGGAACATGGCGTCGCGCGCGGCCAGTTTGGTCTTGATGGCCGTCACCAGCTTGTCGTAAGTCTGCTTGGACAACTTGTTGAGGAAGGCGTTGATCTCGTCGTAGTCGGGATCTTCCTTGTCCCTGACCTTCCGTGCGACCTCGACAAGGACATTGGAGCGCCAGTTGTCGTCGCGGGCAGGAGGTGCCTCGCGACGAATCGGACGACGGAAGGCGGGGCGGAAGGTGGTTGCGAGTTTCTGCAGAAGAGCCGCAGTCTCGGCTGGAAGGGGGCGAGTGAGGGCAGCACGGTTGCTGTAGATGTTGATTACAGTATCCATCCCACCCTCAAGTTCCCTTGGTATTGCATAGATTCGTTTTTGGTGGGTGGTGCGAAGGCGGTGGCGACGCACGAGGAGCGGATGCGACGAGAAAACGGATAGCGTGGGTGAAGGATAAGAGAGGACTGCCAGAATGTGGACTCTCTGGTATCACGATCCTGCAAACAATGACTACTCTCTGCAAAGCTACATCCGCGTCTTCGAGGTCAAGGATGTCTCTGACTTCTGGACCATCGTCGACGGCATCCCCAAGGAAATGTGGGAGTCGGGTATGTTCTTCTTCATGCGAGGCGACATTCCTCCGCTTTGGGACGCGGTTGAGAATGACAAGGGTGGGGCGTGGTCCAAGAAGGTGGATGCCAGCGACACCCACTCCGTGTTTGTGGACTGCATGGTCCACTGCATTGCCGAGTCCTTCCTGAAGGGACAGAACGAGACCATCTCAGGGGTCACGGTCAGTCCCAAGGGCCAGTTCCACATCATCAAGGTCTGGAACTCCACCACCAAGCTCTCGGACTACAAGTCCTTCAACCCAACCCTGAAGATGAAGCTGGGGTCCGACATTGCCTACAAGGCTCACAATCAACGCCCCAAGTAATCACACACACTCGCAATTGTTCGAGATCCAGTAAAAGGACATGTAGACCAACCACGCGTGGAGTATCGTGGTGCTGACCACGAGAATGGATATAGCCGTCTCCTGGTCCATTGCTTTTTCAGTGGAAAGAACAATGGCGTGTGTGTATGCAGTAGGGCGGTTTCAACCTCCGACGATTGGACACGAGTCCATGATTCGCGAAGTGATTGCCAAAGCAAAGGAGTTGAATGGAAAGGCATACATCTTCATCTCTTCGCAGACAACTCCCAAAGACCAAAACCCGTTTTCGGTTGAAGCCAAGAAGGTATTCCTTGAAAAGGCGTTTCCTCCAGAGGAGGTTACGTTTGTAGACACGTCCAAGTGCGGTCCAGACCACACTGGGAAATGCGGCGGACCGCTTGCGGCGTGGGGAGAGTTGAACCGACTGGGGTGTACGTCCACATACCTCATAGCAGGAACCGACCGCGCGCCCATCTTTGACCCCAAACTCGCCGACAAACCCAAGAATCTGTGGGCATTCACACTCAAACCGCCGAAGGAAGGCGAAGAGGTCAAGACACCACCAGAGTTCATCGAAGCCAAACGAGATGTGACCAATGGAATGTCAGGTACCAAGGCGCGTGGCTTCGCAAAGGCAGGTAGCTTTCCCGAATTCTGGAAGGCAGTGAACATTGGAGGCAAGGTTGCGGAGGCAGATGCACGAACGTTATACGATATCCTCGCGCCCGCGAAAGGGTCGGGTGGCGGAGGAAGTGCGAAACCCGAACTTTCCTCCTTCGCCGCAGATGCAGAAACGTCACCAGTCAATGGGGGTCGTCGTCGCACCTACCGCCGCTGCCGAAAGTGCGGCTTACCCGTCAAACCTGAAACCAAGTAATGGAAGTGCCCCTGCGCGAATGTATCGCTACGGCCATGTGGAAAGCCAATGTCAACACGGGTCTCCGTGTTAGCATTGTTCCGCTGATTCAGGATGTGCTGATGGAGTTGTTTCGAAAAACGGATTTGTTCGAGCCAGAAGAATCGATCGTGGTCCCTACAACAGCAACCATGGCACTCTCCAACGCATCTATCCTCGCCTCCTACGCCGCCTTCAAGTCTGCACAGCATGCCGCTCACATTGCGCGCCTCCGGGCCGCGCATCCCAAACTCTCCGTCTTCACGGACGACGAGGTCACTGCCCTCTTCCACGAGGTCGTCTCCTGCTTCCAGTCCAAGGGTGGTAAGTTCTTTGAGGCCCACATTGAAAATCTCCTGCGCGAGGCAGGGATTCCGTTTAAGGCCCAGGTCCACGTAGATGCCTGCGGCGTCATTGTCGAGGGTCGCAACGACGGCGACACGATTCCCGACATTGTGTTTGGGAACCCCGTGGTGGGCACGCACATCTCTCAGTACGCGGTCATGAGTTTGAAGACCACATCGCGGGAGCGGGCCAAGCTGGACACTGCGTGGACCTACAAGCACCCGCCCAAGCTCTTCCTCTACGCCACGATGGAGGACGACTATCCGTCACCCAAGACCTTTGACGAGGGTCCCACGCGCAAGCTGATCTGCGCCACACCCAAGGCCCGCGACGCCCGCCAGTTCAAGCTGGGCTTTGAGCACCTGGTTGCGGAGGTGCAGGCTGCGCTTGCGTAAGGTTCTTGGCCAGCATCCGAGTAAACACGGTAGGGATTGTATTGCCCAACTGATGCCACTTGTCACTCACCGATCCCACCAACTCAAACCCCGCAGGAAACCCCTGGAGACGCAAGCCGTCTTCCAGCGTGAGACGCGTGTCCACACCGTTAACCACGTATCCATCCCAGTTGTGCTTGTTGCCATACGGAGACCCACGGCCACCACAACGGATGGTGTAGGCCACCTTCTTTTCAAATGGTTTGCCCAGGTACTCGGACATGGTCGTCTCGTGCTCAAACCGCTGGAAGTCGAGCAAGGGCATCGGGTCTCCATCACGCACGCCCACCAACAAGACTCGCTTCCGCATCTGCGGAATTCCGTAGTCGCTACACGTGACCTTGGTGTATGCCACCTCGTACCCCGCCTCCTGCATCGTGTGCGTGATGACGGCAAATGTCTTGCCCCCATCGTGACTCAGCAACGCAGGGACATTCTCAAAGAATAGGTACTTGGGCTTGTGGTGGTGTACCAGCTTCATGATTTGAAAGAACAGGACGCCGCGCGTGTCCTCGAACCCCATGTGCTGACCCGCATTGGAGAAGGGCTGGCAAGGGAAACCAGCACAACACACATCAAACGGAGGAACGGCAGCAGGGTCGATGGCGTACAAGTCACCGAGCGGCTCGATTCCATGGTTGGCCTTGTATGTCTTGCGGGCAGAAGGGTCAATGTCGCACGCCATCACACACTCCATGCCCTCGGCAGCAAGTGAGTGGTGAAAGCTTCCAATTCCACAGCAGAGGTCAACAAACTTCAGCGGTGGCATTGGGATTGTTGTGGTGTTGAGAAGGACATTCCGTTTTTCAATGGTTGAAAACGGATTCGTTGGGCCAAAAACATAGCGGTAGTGTCCCCGCCAAGCACACATAAGCATCACCACCTCTACCATGCCTACCTCCATCTGTTCCTTCATCGCCAACAACCACGCCGCCGCCCCGCCCGCCCTCGTCTACACTCCGTTTGACGAGGACGCGGTGGTCACCTACTTCCTCGTCTTTCGTAAGCAACTGTCCGAGACCGAGCGTAATGCGGCAAGGGACGCTGCCATCACCTATCTTCTCAAGAATGGCATGGACGCGGTTGCCGCAAAGAACCGCCTCCGCGTCCGCTTGTCAAAGGTGACGCGAGTGCAGGCGGCGCTCCAGCGCAAGCTGCGGTTTCCGCGGACTGACCGGGTCTTCACGAACCTCATGAACATTGCCTGCTACGCGGCGATGAAAAAGGACGAAGAGCGGCGGGCAACTGGGTCGCGCAAGAAGGACCACACGATCCCGTACGACGTAGAAGACACGGCTTCAATCAGGATAAAGATTGAAAACTACCGCGCCAAAAAGACGGGCCGAGGCACCTACGGGGGGAATTCTAGCGGATCTGGATTCACTCAGACGATTCGGTACCTGTGTGAGTTCGACCCCACGTACGAGGAGCTCGACGAGGCGGCGGCGTGGTACACCGCGAATCCCGAGTGAATCTATGAGCTACAAGGCATCAAACACAGCTTGATGTCGCCCAGATTCGCAATGACGTAGCGGATCATCAGGAACCAGTCATTTTTCATATGCACCTCCAGGTTGTTCGACAGATTGGAGCACTTGGTGAACAGGACCAGGTGCGGCAGGGAGAACGTGCCTGAGACAATCTCATCGGGCTTCTGCTTGTCAATGGCAATGTCTGAGGTTGAGTCTCCCATGGTCACCGTCTGGCTTGCAAACGGACCCTTGCAGGTGAAGGTCAGCGTGGACCCGACGTTCTTGATGTCCACGGTCTTGGCCGAGAGCAGCGTCATGTCACGACAGATTTTTTGGAAATCCATGGAAGGCATCGTGATGCGCGTGGCGAACTCCGTCTCGGGCATGTTGATGTCGGACTCGTCGCGGTCCAGCAGGTTCAGCTTGTTGCGGATACGGCGCTTCTTCTCGCCGTTCTCCAGCGTGATGCACAGGTGGTTGGACTCCGACTTGGAGACTGAAAAGGTAATGGTATCATCGTTCGTTACAGTCTTGACAATTCGGTAAAAGTGGTCCGTGTTCAGACCCACGTCCAACTTCGGGGCAGTGTGGTTGTACTCGTAGTGCTCAAACTTGGACGCATGCAGGCGCATGTGCGTCAAGACTGTGCGTGTGTTGTCCATGGCAATCATGCGGATCCCATCCTTGTCAAAGACCAAGCTCATCTCCACCAGCATGGACTTCAGGCCCTCGGCAAGGATACGGATCGGGGCAGTCTGGACAGTCTTGGCAACAACCAGATCGTCCGACATGGTTTATCAATGCTTACGATGTCTTCTGAAAGTCGAATTACGCACCCGACGCCTCTTGCCACCCTTGCGCTTCCGAGAGGTGCTGCGACGGCCGTTGCCGCTAGGCGGAAGAGCGGCGATGGCTTTGTTTATGGTATCTATCTCGTGTTGTGCCGTCTTTTTGGCATCACTAGTACGTGCCGCGATTGATTGCGCTTCTGCAAGAGCGCGCATCTTTTCGAGATCCTTCTTTGATTTCCCCTTGTACTTCGCCCGCACTTGGTCTGCTTCTTCGAATGCACTGGGCCGAATAGGAAACTGGAAGCCTTGGGCGGGCGGACCCGCGAACGGGCTTGCGCCTGGGGGACTCTGTCTCGGAGCAGCAGCAGGAACCACAAGAGGAGGTGGCGCTGGCGCTGGAGCGGGCGCTTCCGCAGTAGGAGGCAGTGCCGCATCTGCAGCAGCCGCGGGGAAAGGAGGTAGGAGAGGCGGGGACGGAGGAGAGCTTGGTAATGTGAATACAGGAGGAGGAGCCTCGGGCGCGAAGGGCGTAGGAACCGCGGCCGCCGAAGCCTGCACCTCTTCTGGAGTCGGCTCTTTCCCGAACTGATTTGGCAGCCCTGGCAGCCGCCGTCCGTTCAGCTGCACCGACGCCAACGCCCGATCCCTCCTCTCCCTCTCCTCGAGGTCAACCGACGCCGCCAGCCTTTGCGCTTGGGCCTCCGCTGCCTCCGCTGCCTCCGCTGCTGCCTTGGCCTCAGCAGCTGCAGCTTCTTGTGCTGCTGCAGCAGCGGCTGCTGCCGCCTCCTTCTCCCCTGCTTCCGTGGCCCGAACCCTCTCTGCTTCCGCTGCTTCGCGTGCCGCTTTCGCAGCCGCTTCCGTCGCCGCCTGTTCCGCCGCTTCCGTTGCCGCTGCCTCGTCCGCCGCCGCGCGCGCCCTAAGCATCTCTGCGATGGCTGCATTTGCTTCTTCGGCCTTCAGTTTGGCGTCTGCCTTCTTCCCTTCTGCTTCGGACGTGGCTGCTTCAGATGCCGCCGCTGCCGCCCTCGCCGCCGCCGCCCTGCTCTCCGCCTCTGCCTCCGCTGCCGCCGCCTCCGCTTTGGTTCTGTTAGCTTTCGCTGCTTCCGCCAGCAGCCTCGCGTGCTCTGCCCCCGCCGCCACCACCTCTGCATCGAACTTGATCTTCGCGGCATCTGACGCTGCTCTCTCAGCTTCGATCCGTGCCCTTTCGGCTGCTTCTCTCAGTGGCCTCGCATTCTCTTCTGCCTCCGCCGCCACCGCCGCCAAGCGTTTGGTCTCAGCTTTTGCCGCCGCCGCCTTCTCGCTCCGTTCTTTCAGTGCAGCCTTGGCACTATTGTAAAGCCATGCCACACCCGCCACTGGAACTGTAATCGGAGCCGCAATCAGAGCCGCCGTTCCTCGGAGTACCCGAGACCCAAGCGACGGTGCATCGGCCCTGTACCGTTCGTTCTGCCAAGCGAACATTTCCGCCTCCAGAGCCGCTTTAATCACCGCACGATCTGCGGCTGCAAATGCCGCATACTCTACCTTCAGTGCCTGGTTCAGTTCAGCCCGAATGCCGCTTACGGCCATTGGGGTTGAACCGTCTGCATTCGTCTTGCCCTGCATATACAGCCATGCAGTGACTCCAAGTGGGATTCCTTGCCCGAGGAGACTCGCAAGGGGCAACGCCGCGAATGCCATTGTTCATGCGTGTTAAAAAATCTACTTGTGACGGCGCGTAAAGGCACGACCCGACCGAGCGCGAGCTGCACGCTTACGAGATACGATGCGACCGTGCTTGTTCTGCGTCAGGTCCTTGCGCGTGAGACCGCCAGGGGTCTTGATTGCCGTTCCATTCCATACCTTGCGACGAGAGCCGACAGTTTGCTGCTTCATTGTCTATGGATGGGAATTTTTACGAGTGACATCGGGCCGCTAGGAGCACGACCATCAACAAAGGGCCCTTGCTGGTACCGTCCACAGTAGATGTCGTTTGTATAGTCAAATGGGAACGGAACTAGATTCGTCTCGCCCCGAAAAAATCGACTGTTGGAAAAATGAACGAGGGCGTTGCGCGTGACAAGAGGGTAGACGACGAGGACTATGAAGTTCTGATCGACGCCGAACCCTTCTGGATCAGACGGACTACCAGATCCTGCGTGCACAGGTCTCCACCTCGCAAACAGATCGCGTATCGACCCGATCGCCCCCTTTCGAAGTCCCCATAAACCCCCCATGATTCGGGCGGTGTGCTCGGGGTTGTCGCGGATGATGTGGCATGCATAGTTCGACTTCAGAAAACCGTTAATTGCCCACCGATCCTTCCAGTGAATACGACTGTCTGCGTCTCGGAAGAAGCAGACGTCCACATCGGGTTCGTCGATTGCAAAGAACCGATGAATCATGTTCTTTGGGCCAACAATGCCCGTGTCTCGGACGCGAACCACGGGATCTGCGAGCAAACTGGCTTTGAACTCGGGCTCCGTGTCAGACCCCAGGTAGGCATAGACGACCCACCCTGGATAGTGCGTCTTGATCAATTGTACGTTTTCGAGGAATCCTTGGTGGTAAAAGACCTTCGTCGGGCCGTACAAACAAAAGGAGAAGGCGTTCACCATGTTTTCTCTTGTAGGCACGAAACAATAAAGTCGTTAATTTCCCTGTTCTCGGAGTACGGTCGAAGGCAATGGTAGTCACAAAAGTATCCTAGCAGCAGGGTGTTGCGAAGCTGGACCTTGTTCGTAAAGTTTCGCGGATGAATGCGATCAAGGCGGGTGAATTTGGTTAGCCCGTCGTTCAACACCACCTTGTGCCCAGTCCACTGGTCGAAGATCTTCTTGAACACAATCTGGTCCGTGCCCCATCCCACACCACCATGCCGACCATCATAGTTGGTTCCGCTATACCAGCGCTGCAGGATCACACTCGACTCCTCGGTCCCGAACATGGATGCCCATGTCTTTGGATGCGCCACATTGTAGCACATGGCGATCTCACCGGGGAAACAGACATCGCGATAGACCACGAAGGACTCCGAGTCTCCGCGGGCAGCACCTTCCACGTAGTACCTTCGGTTTCCAGGCAGCATGTCCATGTCGGTAATCAACACACCCTCATCGCGTGCAACTTCGCGGGGATACAGCAGACGGATGCACTGCGCCTGGAAGGCTGTGAGCATACCTGGAATGGGCTTGGACAGAATCAGGTGAGACGACCAGTCCTCCAGGGAGTCGGGAATTTCCTCAGCCACCAAGACGATATGTACATCGGCCTCGGGCAGCACAGCTTTCCATGCCTTGATGAAGCTGGGAATAAAGTCGGAATACAGCGGGTTCAGGTCCGTTGCCGTGACCACAGTTCCAATCTTCATTGGACTCTCCTGTATCTTGCGAATCCAGTATCCCACTTTCAGCTTCTCCATGTTCCACTCCGTTGACTCGATTCGCCGCTGCTCAGAGATGAGGCGCTCCTCTGTCACCTCGTCCCACGAATCCACAAACAGAATCGGCAGGTCGGTCCACCCTGCGTGGGCATTGTCCCTCTTCACAATGGGAATGCTGCCCATGTACAAGGTCTCCCAAAGTCGGTGCGTATCAATCCCGCCGCCCGGGGGACACAGGACGAACGAATGGGTGCGAACCTCGCGCAAGAAGGCGCGGCGGCCCTCCATCGTCTGATCTGGACTGCCAACGGTAATCCACGGCTGTGTCTTGGCAAACTCCAGCAGAGGGCCGCGCGAGGGGTGGTTGTCGACCACAAAGTTCGCATACAGCAACCCCTTCATGATTCTGGGTTCCTTGGCGACCTCCACCATGACATCGACATTTCCAAAGATTCGGTGGACTTCGCTCTCGTCCGTGTTGTTCGTCACGCCCAGTGGCAAGCCGTGAACACGCGATGACTCTGCGTTCACACCCCACCAGCTTCCCGTCGGATACGTGTCCACGATCTCATCGGTCACTGGAAAGTCCGAGTGACCACAGATCCTGCGGTTCTTGAACTCAGTCGTGGGAACACGAACAGACCCCCTCCAAACGATAGGAGTCTTGTACCGAAGACAGTCTGTCTTGTGGTACTCGGTGGGAAAGGCCTCCAAGTACTTGTCGGTACAAATGACATCCTCTGCAGTCCAGTTCATTTGTGTAGTTTATTTGGACCCAGTGAAAGTAGGTTTCACTATACAATGCGGATCCTCGTCCTCGTCCTCTCGAGTGCGGGGGAGGCCGCGTACGACGGGCTACGGGACGCGTGGAGGTCGTATATGCACACACATCCAAGTATCGACTCCTTCTTTATCGAACATCATCCTGTCAAGGAGCCGTGGTTGGACGGGGACATCCTGCGTCTTCCAGGTGAAGAATCGTTCCAGACAATTCGCCATAAGACACTAGGAGCCATTGAATACTTTCTGCAGAGTTCGTCGTATACACACGTGGTTCGTACGAACTTGTCGTCGTTTTGGATCTTTTCACGCTTGATCGACCGCCTGAATGCGTGTCCACCAACGCGGCTTTTTGCTGGCATTTTCATGGGAGACGGTATTTCGGGCGCGGGTATCTGCATGACACGCGATGTCGCAGAGTTGTTGCTTGCGCGAAGGGACATTGTCTGTCTACCTGGACCCGGGTTCTTTGAATGGGATGACGTGTCCTTTGGGCGCGCACTCATCGACGTTCCGCGAACCCACTTTGGGCGATTTGATATGTTCGACTACAGGATGTTCGATGTGCACGTTGCCCAGCTGCCCCCCGACTACTTTCATATTCGTCTGAAGCAGCTGGACGCGACCAATCGAATCCGTGAAGGCGAGTTGATGACCAAGCTGGTCAAGTTATTTTACGCATGAGGTCCATGTGATAGGACCAAGCTGCAAGGTTGTTGATGTCGAAACGGTGAACCGTGAAGGATGTCGACGGGTATCGGGATTGCAGGTGGCCCAGTAAGTCGTCAAACGATCGAGGGTGACTCGAAAGAAGGAGCGTTACGGCACCTCCCCCAGAGCAATATGCCCTGAAGTTCTCGATGCGCCTGTCGTATCGATCGCGAAAGTTCTTGAAGGAATTGTCTATGTAATGAAACTTTCCACCTGGCCATGCCTGTGTCTTGTACAAGTCCGCATGACCTGGAGACTCGTGATTGAAGATGAACCCGTAGCGAGTGTTATACAACAGGGTCTCGCCTGGATAGTATGCACAGTCGTTCGGATGGTCGATGAGCTTTAGGTATGTCGGGTCTGTGAAATGGGCAAAGTCCTCCTTGATGCATTGAACCATCCCTTCGTAGCTCGAGTTCATTTCATCAAACGGACATGTAGCGTACCCATTTGCCCGCACATCTCGAAGTCCCAGTCCAACCCCCTGCGCCGCCGCTGCGCAATTATGTCCGAGCGAAATTCCTGGCATTACTCAATGTCCTCGGCCTCGCCTAAATCGATATGCTTCATGATCCCGTCGAAGCTTGAAACCCCCGACCATCTGCGCATTCTGTTGCGGTGCATCGAAAGTATACGGCATGTCTACCCAACAGCACCTGTGGTCATTGCCCTTGCAAAGGGGAGCACATTGTCCCATGTATTCGACACGCACACACAGGTGGTCGAGAACCCATACTTTTCTACATGGGGATGCCTGCATCTGTTCCACCACAATCGCTACGCGGATCAGGCCTTTATCCTACACGACAGCGTGGTACTGACGCGCCCCGTTGAGCCCGTCGACCGCTTCCAGTTCATATATCACTTCAACGAACCTGGACTCGACCGTCCGCGAAACGACGAAGGGTATGCACGGATTCTGCCCGAGAGTGAGCGCACATCAATGCTGACAACCACAAAGACGGGATGCTTCGGAAACATGATGGCGCTTGACCACGACCTAGTCGAACAGCTGGAGTTCCTTGACTACATTCCAAAAATCACGACCAAATACGATTTTGAGTGCATGGAACGGATCACATCCTACTTGGCAGGAAAGCACGGGTATGGGACTACAACGTCAATGTGTGGAGACATCTTCCACCCAGTCGTGGATCCATGGGTCCACACTGAGTACGCGTGGCTTACATTCGCAGATGTCCAGGCGCTCAGTTTTCCCGCGGTGTTTCTGAAGGCAATTGTTGCCCGAAAATAACAATGGACCACAGTTGGGAAGATGTCTATGTCAACCAGATTCGGACATCTGCCCGTTCGATCGAATCTGCCGTCGGGTTCTTTGCTCCACGACTGGCAGATGCAACCGTCTACTTGGCAGGCATCGGCAAGTCGGGTCTTATTGCTCGAAAGTGCGTGGCTACGTGGCAGAGCATGGGCCTCTCGTGTCACTACATGAGCGTACCCGACATGCTCCACGGAGACATCGGAGTTCTCAGGCCTGGCGATGGTATACTGTACTGCAGCAACTCGGGAAATACGTCAGAGCTTATTGCCGTTACGGAGTACATCAGGTCAAACAAACCGTATGTATCTCAGTTCTTAGTGTCAAACAACCCAGTTCCCACAGTGACAGCTGTAGACCAACACTTTATGATCGGAACAAGCACCTTTGTGGAGGCCGACTCTGCAAATCGCGCGCCATCCGTGTCGTCCGTTATCTTTATGATGTTCTTGGACCAACTTGGTATTCGTATCGCAGAGACAAACGGCATTACCGCAGAAGGGTTCAGGCAGAACCACCCGAGCGGAGAATTAGGGAGAAAGTAATGGCAATGTCAAGCAAATGATAGAGATATTCTACGACGGCCTGAACATCGAAAAGTGGAGCGCGCACCCAGCTGTAAAGGGCTTCACAACAAACTGCACACTCTTGTCAACACACGCCGACCGGGTCTATACATCGGTCTTTGCATCCGCAAAGCCGTTTCTTAATGGACGCCCCTTTTCACTTCAGATCTGGGAGGACGATGTGGAGTTGGCACTTCAGCAGATCAAGGACATTCACGCGATCGATGCTTCGATCTACGTGAAGATTCCAATTGTCAATACGCGAGGCGAATACAATGACGCACTGCTTGCGTATGCGGTGGAGAACAAGATCCCCATAAATGTGACGTCCCTGTACACGAACGAGCAAGTGGCCCGCGCCCGCGAACTTTTGAGTGCGTCCGTGGCTCCAGAGATCATATCCGTCTTTGCAGGTCCAGTCTCCGATACCCAGGTTGACCCTACGTCCTTCGTGCGGTATGCGGTCGAGGCATTTGAAGGACGCAGCCACAGTCGTATTCTCTGGGCAGGTGCGCGTGAGCCCTACACGATTCAGCGTGCCGAGGCCGCGGGGTGCCACATCATTACCGTCCCCGATGCGGTGATGGAGAAGTTGGACCTGACCAAGGACAGCAGGGAACTTGCCATTCAGAGGGTCAATACCTTTCGAACCCATGCGCTGAAGGGCGGTCTACGCATCAAGTAGGAACGAAAAGAGCGCGAGCTTGCCGATGCTCTTGTAGATCACGGGGATACACGAACGGTCGGAAAAATAGTGAAACGTACGGAGAACCATGCACGCTGTTACACACTCCAACACAGGATCGTCGAGTGGAACGGGCAGCAGCTCGGACAACCATGTGCGACATTGCGTCTCGTACTCGGGATCGTATGTCTCATTGTTGATATGAAAGTCAAACCCCAGGATGCTCTGGTACAGCTTTGCATAGTCTGTCATCTTGTCGCCCTTTAGCGAGAAGGCCGAACCGATCTTGCCACGCATATCCAGTAGCCTGATTGTGCCCTCCTTGTCCACGATCATATTGTCGAACCAGGGGTCGCCGTGGATAATGTTGGTCACCTCAAACTTCGGTCCCATGAAATACCCCGTAAGGACCTCGCGAATCACGTCGACAACCCGTTCGATGTGGGGAAGGGCGTAGATGTCGGGTTCGTCGGCTATGCGACCTACCAGTTTTGTGACCGACGTAGCCAATATGTCAGACGGGGTTACCACGGATCCGTCGTCGAACTTCGACGAGTGCAGCGTGTCGAGCGCGCCGACAATCGATGCAAGAAGCGGGCGAGTCAGCAGTCTGTTTCGAAACAGGTAGCTGGGAGTCTGTCCTTCAATGAACTCCATTTCAATCGTGCTCCTTCCAGACTCGTGCGTGCATCCGATGTAGGCAGGGAGCATTGACTGAAAGGACGTTCCCTTTGCGGTGGTGTAGAAGTAAAGCTCGCCCTCCAGAGAAGAGGTCGGGCCTTCCTTGAATAGAACCGCGCCCTTTCGGAACAGTCGGTTCTCATTGTTCGAACAGCTGCGCGGCAGGCACACAGGCTCGACTGTACACATTTGAATGATTACATGTTCATTCTTTATGTGTCTTAACGAGTCTTCCGCACAAAGACCTGGCTGTCGATGCACGGCTGGTTGGCACTGATGCGCTTGTGGTAAGCAGACCTGAATCCATCGATTCCCCGCTGCGTCAGATCAGGGCCACCCCACCCATAGTCGTCAAAGATCATGGTCCCACCCACCTTGAGCTTGCGAAAGGCAAGAACGGCGTCCTCGCAGACATACTCGGGCTCGTGGTTTCCGTCAATGTAGATAATGTCGAAGGACTCATCCTCTAGCTTGGGAATCTCGGAATGAGAAAAGCCACGGACAACCGCGATCTTCTCCTTTTGTCCACTCGCCTCGAGGTTGCGCTGAAAGGTCTCGTAGATCGATTCCTGCTGCGTCTTGTATTCCGAGTAATCGGCATAGTCAATCCACGGATCGATGCAGACCATCTTGCTGTCGGGGTGGGCGGCGTATGTCTGTCCAACGGAAAACAGGTTGGCACCGTAAAAGGTTCCAATCTCGAGGTATCGGATGGGTCCAAGTGTAAGAGGGATCGCACCCAGCCAGTTCTCGGCAGTCCGATACGTCACACCTTCGAATGCCATTGCTCTACTACCACAAATGCCTGTAGGTCTTTACACGCATTTGTGGTTTTGTATTTGGGTTTTCGACGGGGGTTGCGACCTCGCGGAGGTCTCTAGTTGCTGTAGGCCAGACCACCCATGCCACTCATCACGCGCAGCACGTTGTAGTTGACGGCGTACACGCGAACCTGCGCCGTGCGGCCCGAGCGGACCGTGTTGACGGACACCGTGAGCTGCAGCGTGGCCTTGTCGATACGCGAGAAGTTGCAGGTGCCGCTGGGCTGGTGCTCCTCGGGCTTGAGCGCGAAGGAGTACACGTTGATGCCCACCGTCGGCGTGCGCGTGTGGTGCTGGTACGGCTGCACATAGTTGAAGTAGCGTCCCTCGCGCTCCGTGAAGCGGTCCTGGCCGTTGAGCTGCAGCTTGGCGACCTCGATCGGGTTCTTGCCAGAGCACTTGACGCCCGAGTCCAGCAGAACCTTGGCGAGCAGGTAGTTCGTCGTGTCCTCGAAGAGCGCACCCTGGTCGCCGACGTTGCCGCTCGTGTCCAGCCAGCTCGAGCCAGCCAGCGACGGGCCCTGCTGGATACCCAGACCCGGGAGGTAGGGGCCAGACGCACCGTCACCCGCCGTCGTCGGGACCGTGACCGCGCCCGTGCCGCCCAGCGAGCCGCGGGCCAGCACATCCAGCACGACACCCTCCGTGGTGAAGTCGTCGGAGTAGTTGAACGGCTGCATGCCGTTCACCTCAGCGATCGGGTTCGAGGGCGGCTGCGAGCAGTCGACGAACGAGTCGCGCTGGCACACCCAGATGAGCTCCTTCACTGGGTGGTTGAAGTTGAGCTGGATCTTGTTGCTCGAGCTCGTGATCGACTCGGCGCCCGTGAACTGCAGCTGCTCGATGAGGTACTCGTGCGTCTGCTGGGCGAAGCGGCGGCGCTCCTCCGTGTCCAGGTAGACATAGTCGATGTACAGCGACGCGGCCGTGAGCGACTGGATGGAGGTCGGCACAGACTGGCCCGACTTGAGCTCCGTGTACGAGCAGTTGATCCACTGCTCGAACTCCACGTTGATGCGCACCTCGTGGTACTGGAGCGCGATCAGCGGGATCGCCAGGCCCGGGTTGCGGCAGAACCAGAACTGGAGCGGGATGTACAGCGTCTTGGCCGGGGTGCCCGCGCGCGGCGCGCACGAGTTCGTCAGCTCGGCGCCCGAGCACGACTGGTCCAGCGCATAACCCGTCGTGCTCTTCATCAGCACGAGGTCGTGGCTGTTGCCGATCATCTCGTCGAGCGCGCGCACCGTGCCCGCATCCTGGGTGAGCTGCGTCCAGATCTGCATCCAGTCGCCGTACTGGCGATCGATGCGCTGGCCGCCAATCTCGAGCTCAACCGTCTTGATGAGACGGTGGCCCACATAGTTGAGCCAGCGGAAGCGAGACACCGAGTTCGCGACCGTGCCCGCGGCGCTGAGGTCGACCGCCGGGAGAACCACCTGCACATAGGTGCGGTACATCAGGTCCGCGTTACGGTTGATGATCGCCGTCACACGCTTGTTGAAGTCCGCCTGGCCGTTGAAGGTGACCTCAATGGACTCCATGGCGAAGTTCGTGTGGCGCTTGAACAGCACCTTCCAGAAGGTGATCTGGGGGTTGCCGCTGATGTAGATGTCCTGCGCGCCATAGCTCACGAGCTGAAGAAGACCACCACCCATATTGCTGTTATGTTCCATCGCAAGAAAAAATAGTGGGCGCGACGACTACCCCACAAAACACGCACGACACACTGCTGCGTACGATTCGGCACCTCCGATGACCACCTGACCTGAATTCGGGTTCAACCTGCGCGTGAAGTGTGCAGAGTCCCCACACGAGCAAATGGCAGTCAACATGGTGACAGTGTCGGCATACGGAACAACTGCAAGGATCTCACCAAAGGGCTGGCGGCGGTAATCGCCCGACAGTCCAATCACATATACCGATTTATGACGGTGCTCAGCAGCCTCACGAACAAAGTGGACCAGGGCATAGAAGAACTGAGCCTCGTCGATCAAAATGACATCGCAGCTTGCAAACATGTCATCTGTTACACTGTTCAGCGTGTCTGTCGTCAAGCACGGAAGCGAGTCTCCATCGTGCGTTGTGATTTCGGATGTCACTCCGAACCTCGTGTCACACGAATGCTTGATGACAAGTACACGCTGTCCCAACGCAGTGTGCTTCCGAATCGCGCTCAATGCATAGGATGTCTTCCCCGCAAACATGGGGCCCATGACGACTTCGACTGACATTGTTCTTCCACACACGCCACATGAAAGTTAATATGCTCGAGTGAACAATGTGCTACAGCAAGGACTCGAGTTTGTACACCTCTACGGTGTCGTTTGTTGCCATTGTGTACTTGCTGAGTTCGGGCAGTCCATATTTCCAATGGCTAGGTGTGACACTGATCGGATGGTGTTCTATGCAGTTCGCAGAGTATCTGTTGTGGTCCGAGAATCCTAAGGAGGGCTGCACAGAGACCAACAAGCTGGTCACCGCAACGCTCATACCCATCTCCCTCGCACTGCAGCCGATTGCACCCGCGTTTGGTGCATTGTTCGTGTACCCCTTGGAAACGCTGCGACCGTATCTCATTTTATGGGTACTCCTGGTGGTCGGCACCATGGTCGTGGAGTACGCGTATCTTTGCGACCCAGAGCAACCATGTACTGTCGTGAACAAGGAGAAACATCTCGACTGGTCACGATCAAAAGACTATGCCAATGGCGTATCAAGGTCGTTCTTCTATAGCGTGTGGGTCACTCTGATTGCAATGCCTATGATCTTCGGATGGAAGAAGGGGTATTCGCTTCTGGCTGCATTTTGGATCTTTCCCTTCATAGGCTACACATATGGCCTCTCGACACAGTCTCCTGCAACCCTCTGGTGCTACTACACGAGTTGGTCGAGCATCATTGCCGCAGTCGCTCTGCTCTTGAAGCAGACGGGCACCTACGACCTCCTGCGTGTGTGAGACTTCTCGCGCATCTCCTGCCTGGCCCACTTCTTGAAGGACGGATGATTCGGGTGCGCCTTTTCCTTCAATTCCTGTGCGGCCCACTTGCGAAAGGTCAAGCGCTTCCCCTTGTGGGACATCTCACGAGCCTCCTGGGCAGCCCACTCTTTGAAGAGCATGCGATGACGGCGTGTGTGCATTTATACGGATCCCATAAAAATACTCTGCCACAGTCGTTCGTAGACCCACGGGGTCTCGTTGAGGCGGGTGACCAGAACCGACATCAAGACGTGGTAGAATTCAAGCGGTCTGGAACGGATTCGTTCACGCGACACCACGAACTGGGCACCTGCACTGAATGGAAACTCAGTTTGAACGAGACCAACGGAATCTGCAATCTTTCCCACTCCGAGTCCACCGTGATGAGGCCAACCATCGCGGTCGCAGGAAAGATGAGGTCCCAGGTGTCGAAAGTCCGTCGGGGCCCGAGCAAGATCCTCGACAAGCCCGGGAGCATGGTCAAACGGATACCCCTGGACAAAGGCGGTATAGTCGGCAAGGCTGTCCCACCGAGTAATGATGTGATACAGGTATGTGTGGGCCTCTCGTCCGATATTGGGAAGAAGGCAATCGTCCTTGGTGTAGACAGTCACCTTGTACGGAAGGGTCTTGGTCCACTCAATGTCCTCCTTGTACCGAGCCACGACCACCTCCATGTCTGAACTCCACTTATAGACACTAAATGGAAAACGGGTATGACCCCCGACCAAGACCAGATTACGGCACTTGTCGTGGCGCTGTTGGTTCTTGCGTGCGGCATCGGATGTTGTGCGCATAATGTTCTCGGGCGCGCGTCATCTCACGAGGTTTACGAGCTCGAGGAAGAGATAGAAGCATGAGCATGTTCGAGGACTGCAAGGTCGAGTTGCTGGAGACATTCGGAGACGATCTGACCGTGGTCAATGCTGCCCGTGTATCGCTGGGCAAGCATGTGGATGAGTTCACGGAGAAGGACGCCAAGCTCATCAAGTATCTGGCGGACCACGAGCACACATCGCCCTTCTTCCACCCCCAGCTGCGGTTCCGACTGAAGATGCCGATTTGGATGGCGCGCGAGTGGTTTCGCCATACCATCGGCTTCTCGCGGAATGAAGTGAGTCGCAGGTATGTGGACGATCCCCCGACCTTTCACATTCCTCACCTTCGGACACGGGCCCCGGGTAAAAAGCAGGGGAGTAATGACGATGTCCACCTCGAGGACGAGCGATTCATGCAGTATCTGAAGATGCACTGCTGCCACTCAGTGGACGAGTATAATCATCTACTGGCGAACCAGATTCCGCCCGAGCAGGCGCGCATGGTGTTACCGCAAAATATGATGACCGAGTTCATTGAGACGGGCTCGCTTGCCGCCTATGCTCGGTTGTGCCACCTTCGCATGGGTTCCGACGCCCAGGCGGAGATTCGGGCTGTTGCGAGTGAAGTGAGTGAGGCGATTAAGAAGGTGTTTCCAGTAAGTTGGAGTACTTTAGTTACTCCATGACCATGTGAGGCACGATATGCATGGCCTCCAACTCCTGCATCCAGAGCTTCATCGCATACGGAATGGTCTTCTGCACAAAGTCCGTCTTGTTGCCACACGAGCCACACGAGTAGATGCCCTCTGCAGGATTGACCACCGCCAGAGTACCACACGTCTTGCAGATACCTGTCAGGAACGGGTCGGACACATCCATCAGACGCTCCTTGGTAAACACCGAGGCACCGTGTGAGATCATGCAGTCGCGCTCCATCTCTCCAACACGCAGACCACCATCGCGTGCCCTGCCCTCGCAGGGCTGGCGGGTCAGCGACACAATCGGTCCACGAGCCCGAGAGTGCTGCTTGTCAATCACCATGTGCTTCAGGCGCTGGTAGAAGGTGGGTCCCATGAAGATCTCGGCCTGCATCATCTCGCCCGTCTGGCCGTTGTACAGAATCTCATTGCCGTACGGATGCATGCCCATCTCCACCATGTGCGCCCGCAGATCCTCCACCTTCATGTGGTCATACGGCGTTCCGTCGCCCAGCGTGCCCTTGCGCACACAGATCTTGCCGAAGATGTTCTCCATCAGCTGTGCGATGGTCATGCGGGAAGGGACTGCGTGAGGGTTCATGATCAGGTCGGGACGCAGCCCCGAACCCGTGAAGGGCATGTCCTCCTCGTTCAGTAGCATTCCCACCGTTCCCTTCTGTCCGTGGCGGGAGGAGAACTTGTCACCAATCTGCGGGACGCGCTCGGAGACCACGCGCACCTTCACGAAGGGGTAGCCATCCGAGTTCTTGTCCTGCCACACGCCGTCCACACGGCAGTCCTCGCCGTTCTTGTGGGTCGTCGAGGCATCGCGGAACGCATATCCCGCCGCGTCGTGGCGCAGGTTCACCACCTTGCCGATCACGACATCGTTCTCCTTCAGCACCGAGTTCAGGATGGGAATGCCCGTCTCGTGGATGGCCGCGTAGCTCGTGGTCTTGAACTTGCGAGTCGCGTGCTTCTGCGGCCGCATGAACTTCTCCTCGCGACCGCTGGTCACATTGCGATGCTCCTCGTCCTTGTAGAGCGTGTAGTACAGACCACGGAACAAACCGCGGTTCACGGCTGTGCGGTTCATAATGATGGAATCCTCCTGATTGTATCCGCCGTAGCAGGCAATGGCCACCACAGCGTTCATACCGAAGGGCATCTCGTGCATCTTCAGAATGTTCATCGACCGCGTCTCCACCAGCGGACGGCTGATGGAACAGAGCACATACGCGTTCTTGTCCAGCCGCTTGGCAAAGTTGGTGGCGTACACGCACATGGACTGCTTGCCCATGGCCGACTGATAGGTGTTACGAGGAGACTGGTTGTGGTCCGACAGCGGAATGGTGCCCGCCATGTGTCCCACCAGCATCGACGGGTGAATCTCGTGGTGAGAGTGCGAAGTCACCTCTCCGCGCGTCAGAGCCACGCGCAAGGTCTCCGTCTCCGAGGCGTCAATGTACTCCATGCACGCCTTGACCCAGTTGTTCCAATCACCGCGCTCCGACTCGGGCGGCGGCTCGGCCCCTGCACGGAACACTGGGCGTACCACGCGGCCACCATCCGTCTCAATGATGATGGTGTTCAGCAGAGTGTACCACGCGATGGAGGTGTGCGGATGAAGGCGGAAGGTGTGCTTGGCCGTCCGCAGGGCCTTGACGACCGTGTGCGGGTCCTCCGTGTAGGCCGTCAGAACACCATTTACGGTGATGGAGGTACCAGGGTAGACGATGGCCTGCTGAATCCAGATGATTCCAGGAGTCTCGCGCAAGAAGTGGAGGACCGTGTGACTCGGCACATGCTGGGTCACGGACGTGAGCAACGACATGGTCTTCACGATACCCACCGAATGGCCCTCGGGTGTCTCCACGGGGCACATGAATCCCCACGAGGTGCCATGGAGCTTGCGAGGCGCCAACAGCTTGCCCGACTTCTCCACGGGTGTCTGGATACGGCGCAAGTGGGACAGTGTGGCGGCATAGGACATGCGCGACAGAACCTGCGAGACACCGACCTTGGTCGCGTTGGACAGCGAAGTGGACGACGATGTGCCCAGACCCTGGACTGTGAAGTTCCCCGTGGCCAGTGCCTGCTTCAGCTTGCCCTCGATCGTGGACAGCTTCAGAATCTTGTAGAGATTGTTGATGTTCAGAATCTCCATCGGTGCCGGGCGGCCATCGGGTCCCGCCTTCTTCCACGAGTCATTGTTCACTTCCTGCACGAACTCATTGCGAGTGTCGTTGCAGACCTTCTGGAACAGCTGACGGAACAGGTGCGTCAGCAGCGCACCCGTGGTGACCACGCGCTTGTTCGGGTACGCATCGCGGTCATCCAGCGGAATGTGGCCGCCGTAGGTCAGCAGGAGCCTACGAATCATGGAGGCGGTCAGGAGAGCGCGGCGTGCGTTCAAGACCTCGGGTGTGGTCGTCTCGCCCGCAAAGCGCACGTGCGGCAGGTACTCGGTGGTGAGCAGCTGGCGAACATACGCGCACTTGTCCTCCTGGTTGGTCCCGTACTGCAGATGGCCCGTCAGGTACTGGACCGCATCCTGCTGGGTGAAGATTCCCAGCTCTGCACAGTCGCGAAACGACGCACCCAGCATGTCGACATGCGAGTCGTTCTCGTCGCCCCAGACCATGCGAGCAATGCTCCGATCGTTGGTCACGCCGATGGCGCGGAAGTACACCACGATGGGAATGTCCTCTCGGAAGCGGGGCACACACGCCACCATTGGGTAACCAAAGCCGTTGAACTTGGAGCTCAGCCGAATCTCCAGCTTCTTGGGCGGTGTCGTGAACGACTCATGCAGGGACTTCATCTCCACCGAGTAGAAATACTTGGACGCCGTCTTCTTGTTCTGGAAGATCATGATGCGATTGTCAGCCACCTTCTCCTGGCAGAGGATGGTGCGCTCTGAGCCATGGACCACGAAATACCCCAGCGGATCATGGGAGCACTCGCCAAGATCCGTCAGCGTCGCAGGATAATCCTTCAGCAGGCACAGGCTTGACCCGAGCATCACAGGCAGCTTGCCGAGACTGATGCCCTCAAACACTCGGAACTCCTCGTCGTAAGTGTCCAGTAGAGGACCAGTGTAGGTGCGAGCCACAAACCGCACATCGGCGTGCATCTGGGCTGCGTAGGTGAAGTTGCGCACACGAGCCTCCGAGGGAAGCATGGGCTTGACGCGGCCCGTCGCCTCTTGGAGTCGAGGCTTCAGGTAGGTGACATTCTCGAACGACAAACGGAGCTCATACTTGTACTTCTTCAGCTTCTCATCTTGCTCGTGCCAAACAGTGATTGGCGGGGTTGACTGGACGATCAGGGGCAGCTTGTTGCGAACGAAATCTTCGAAGGAGTCGATCTGATGGTCTACGAGGCGACGCACACCCTTCTCGAAATAGGTATTGACGGCTTGCCACTCCATACTGTGTGCCTTTCATTCGCTGTAAACGAAATCATTCGTTTTTAGTAAGCATGGACGCCGATGTCAAGCAGGTCTTTGTAAAGAACAGCAAAGTCACCCCCGAGTCTGCCCCCAAGAAAATCACCAAGAGTCGCCGTGTTCTGCCCAAGGCTCAGCCTGTCACCCCACGCAAGACAAGTGCCAAGGCCCATCGCACCTACCCGGTTGGAGCCATGAAGGGGGCACGACAGACTCGCAAGGCCAAGTTGGAACCGAGCAACAACCCGTCAAAGAGCCCGCCGTTCCGTCGCGGCACCCTCCGTGTCCTCACACCAAAGGGACAGCAAGACCAGGAGAGGCGTGCGTCCGAGGCCACGTCCAAATTGTCGGTCGAGCAAATGCGGGCGCAGCTGGCCAAGTCGGGCCACGCAGTGAGCCAAAATGCGCCTCCGAAGCTGGTGGAGCAAATTCACGCGGCTGCAAACCTCGGGGGTTTCTTGAAGTGATGATTTCCTTGTAAAGAGTAATGACGTCCATATGGGGACCACTGGGGTGGATGACGCTTCACTCAATGGCATCCTTGTATCCCGACCAGCCGTCGGGCGCTGAAAAGGCTCTGATGCGATCATGGCTTGATTTGTTCGCAGGTACCATCACATGTCCTTCATGCCAAGGACACTTCCAAGAAGCCCTGGAGGTCTACCGCAATCGGTTCCCTTCAATGCTTGAGTCTCGCGCTGCCTTCTTGATGTTTTCGTTTCGCGTTCACAATTCCGTGAACCAGAGGCTCCGCAGGCCGATCTATTCCACAGTGGATGCGTGTTTTGAACTGTTGCGCAACAATGTCAAGACACGGACCGCTACTCAGTACCGCCAAGCGTACTATGCACACATTACGCGGCACTGGAAGATGCTCCAGGACGCCAACGGAATGGCCGCTCTTCGCAAGATTCACGACATGAATAAAATTGAAGCGACATACGCCGCGGCTCGGTCCGACGACTTCAGCGAGCTGATTCCCGAGGGCCTGACAATGATCGGGAAGATCGAGGCGCCGCCCGAGGGGATACAGCCTGCTTCGATGATGCCGCCTCCGCCTCTCCCGTCTCAGAAGATCGGTATTCGGGGAGGACGATTTCAGTTACGGAAGTGAGGGGTCTGGTCGGATGCCATGGAACAGAAATGTAGGGATCTGTCTCCCATGCAAACCGCTTCATCCACGGATACCGAGTGTCCTTTGACTCATCGTAGATCTCGTCGGGGTAGCGGACACGCCGCCGTGCAGTCTTCAAGGATGCCTGGGGCAGGATGACCTGAAGCTGGTTTGTGATATGGAATGGAGGTGTCGGGTGCTCCCAAACAATGTCGTAGGGCGCTGGGGAAAAGTCGACCAATGTCTGAATCAACGGAGCCTCGGCATACGGATACACCCAACACCAGTCAGGAACGCGCGAAGTGGTAAAGTACTCCTCTGTCCACTTGAAGGTCTTCCAAAACGCATCACACACTGGAGCCCAATCCACCACTCCATCGAGCAGATGAGCACCCACCTGGGCTTCCAGGGCGCGCCCATCCTTGCTACACATTCCTGGCTTGCGTCGTTCCAACAAGATTCTGGTTTCGTGTTTGGCTGCGTCGTCAATCTTGTACTTCAGTGCACGGGAGTGGCCGTCTTCGCGGAGAGAGTAGAAAGCCAGCGTGGGCATAAAGTCATTGCCGAAGCAGAGGATGGCCGTTTGAACGTAGGTATCCACTTCCATTGGAAGAGCTCCAGCAAGAGCTCGGATGGAGAAAGCGTCATCGTCTCGAAGTAGGTAGAGATCGCCCAACGAGCGTTGTGCCAATGCGATGAGAACCAGATCGGCATCCAGGCCGTAGACGGCAATGCGCTTTCGACAATCGGGTTCAAGACTTCGTAGCCAGAGAAAAACCTTATGTTCCCCCTCGCCGGGCTCATCTGTACCTGAGAACGCGACGTGCGGGAAAGCCTCTTTCAGTTCCTTCAGCAACTCCACCATGTACGGGGTCCCAGGCGAGATCTGATGACGATCAAAGACGCCAACTTTCTCGGGGATCTTGAAACGACGATACCGCTGCTGGACAATCTTTGCATAGGGGACCAGGCCATCGAATGCCACATAGATTCGCGGACACGTAATGCGAGTCAGATACTCTCGCAGTCCCCTCACGATACTTCCCACAGGGTCCATGTCATCAAGGACTGCGTGGATGAAGCAGTTGAAATCAATGCCGAACGCATCGGCCTCGAACGATGTGTAATGCTGTTGAATACTTTTGTTCTTCCTCAGGAGACTGGCCACATAATATGGAATACCCATACCCCTTTACCAGCACCAACCTGAAACCTTCTTGAGCTCTGCGATCACAACAGGCGAGACAGCCTTCATCTCTGTCTGCGCAAAGTCCTTGACGGCCTCGACGGCAGGCACCTTGGCGGCCACTGTTTCCATGGCATGGACAATGTGGGGAAACACCTCGTTGGCAAAGAATGTCGCCGCAGACTCGTCCTCGCTCGTTCCAGACCGCTTGGCAATGATGAGGATGATCTGCTGAACCGCCTTGATGCGCTGCTCGCCCGTGAGGGCCGTCATGGTCGAGACATGGGCATAGATCGCCAGGACTGTCGGTACAGGCTTCTTCCAATCCGCGACATTGTAGATGCCAGCAATGTCCTCAGCCGCCTTTGTCACAGGGTCAATGGGTGCAGGCGCAGGGGCTGGCGCGGCCACGGGCTCGGGTACGGATGCAGTATCGGAACTCATTTTGTTTCTTCTTGAGATTTGATGTCTAAACTCTTAGACGGCACTAACGTGGGTGGCTGAACACGCACGGGCTCAATCATTCCAACCGAGGAAGACAGTCGAGTCAGGGCTACACGGCGGTGACGGGTATTGGTCTTGGACCTTGTCTTACGACGACGAAGGGTCTTCTTGGCCATTGTTCTTAAAAACGGATTTTAACGATGGGAGACAAGGGTATGTCGTCTGCCAAAATGTCCTGCCCTGACTGCTCAACCACTCTCGTGATCCACTTCAAGCCCAACTGCAGCGCCTGCGAGAAGTATGTCTGCCCAAAGTGTTTCTGGGGCACCCGCTACTTCTGCCCCCTGCGCGCGGAACCCGAAACTCCGTGCGACCGCTACTGCACCCATGTGAACCGAGTAGGCGACACGATCGTATGCCGCAAGCATGGTCGCCGCCCTCAAACCACTTCATGTGACAGCCTCATCTGCGGCAGGCGCTGTGGATGTCGCAAGAAGCAGACGACCACCGAGTTCCACCCTGCTCCCGATGACCGCCAAGAGTGCAAGACCTGCTCCGCCTACGACATGCCACTCAATGAGAACGTGGAGCTCTACAAGACCTGGGGATTTGTGTGTTCCGATTGCGCAGATGGGATTCTCGGCCGTTAGTAAATGTGGGACATCATTCTCTTGGTTCTCATTCTCGTTGTGATCGGAGCCATGGTCGTCTTGCCGAACATCAGTACCGTGACGGGAGCTGCACAGGAGCCCAAGTGCTCCTCGTGCCCCAAGAAGGCGGCGCGCGATTCCATGGCCTCTCAATAATTTTCCATTGGGTTCACAAATGGGTGTCGTCGAAGCTGGATATATCCCAAGCCTGGCAACGCGCCCCGCTGGAAAGAGTGAGATGAACGGGGGCGGTCGTCGCAATCGCATCGGAACCCTTCGCAAGGGTGCCTTGATGGGATACCATGCCAAGGACTCCATGCGGTCGCGTCGGGCCACTCTGCGCAAGGTCGTTCGCAAGGTGGGTCCGCTTTCGGCATTTCGTAAGCTGAATGCCGTCGCTGTCTACTCCAAGAAGCGCGCCCCTGGAACGGCCAAGACATTCAAGCGCGACCGTAATTGGATTCGCAAGACCTTTCTCTCGCGTAAGAGCAAATGAAGCGCCAGTATCTACTGATCGCTGCATTGGCTGTGGTCGTGGTGGCTGCCTACTACAGCCGTGAACAGTTTGGTTCCACGGACATTACGATGGGTCTGAACCCCGTGCCACTTGGTGCCCAGCGCGAACGCGTGCTCTGTGGCGACCAGACCCGCGCCGAGGCTGGCCAGTGCTCTCTGGACTCCATGGATGGCCCCAACCGCGTCGTACCTTTCTAAGCCAGGCGCTCAACAGGTGCCTCGCGCAGAATCGTTGTCGACTTGAAGACCTGGGCATCAAAATACTCCTTCACCGCCTCCTCGACGACCTGCGGGTCAAAGTCCTTGCAGGAGAACACATCCAGATACATGGAGTTGTTCTCTTCCACAAAGTGCGCCGTGATGTTCGAAGTCTCAATCAGCTGCACCAGCGTGTAACCCTTCTTGATTCCAGTTCCAAACATGACAACCTGTGGCGACCCAAACGGGACCATGTCGATGCGCTTGACCAGCGACCGTGCGAAGCTTGTAATTACGGTTGCGCTTCCAATCATCTTCGGAGAACAGCCCGCCGCGTCAAGAATCAGATGTTTGCCCCATGTGCGGAGCGCCGTGGTTGTCACGAGGGAGCCTGCGACCGTCATATGACTATACTCTTTGTCTCGTGTTTAAATAATGAAGAACGCGGGATTGAACTCGTTGCCCAAGGTTGAGGGACACGTGATCGCTCTGACCATCAATCTCATTGTCATCGGAGTCCTCTATGCGATTCTTGGATTTTTGGTGTCCTACGGAATCGGTCAGTTCTTTCCCGACTACACGGAGGAGTGGAAGAAGGAGCCCGCGTGGCTGCAGTGGTCGGATGTGATCGCCGAGGTGTCCCTCTTGGTGATCGCAGCCTTCTGGGTGACCTATATGGTTCGCTTTGTTATTCCCATCATTCCTCTGAAGCCAGCGCTTGAGCACTATGTCGAGCAATACGGAGGCAACTTCATGTTCCTATATGCGATCTTCATTTTCTTTGATGACCTCAGCAAAAAGTTCATTTTCCTGTTTCAGGGAGAACCTAAACCCGTTTAGGAACCGTCTTCAGGATCGCCTTTGCAAACGAATCCACCAGAGTCGCTCCCTCGCGGATCTTCCCTGCAATCCCACCCCTCCCGCCGCCCATCATGGCGACTGTAGAAGGCTTGGATACGAAGAACGCATAGTACGGGTAGTAGAGGGGCGCGAACAAGAAGGCGATGAATGCATACAGCCCCGAGCCCGACTGGTCGTAGGAGATCTTGGCTGCACCAATATAGTAGGCCACGATCCACACGAAGAAGAGGATAAGATACACTGTCATGTAGCCTCCAGAGAGCCACGCAGGAAGGAGCGCCGTGGCACTCGCTGACCCCGCGGGCGTGGATACCGTGGTCGTCGTTGCAACCTTGTCGGTCGTAGCAGGAGGAGCAGGAGCGGCTGAGGCACTCATTTATACTGGGTCGCGTGAAAATTGTCGCAGCTATGAATAAATCAACATGTGGGGCAAGATTCTCTTTCACGCGGTTCTGTTCTATGCGTTCATCCCGGGTGTCCTCGTCCGCCTGCCGCCGGGTGGCTCGACGCTGACGGTCAACCTCACCCACGCCGTCCTGTTCGCCGTTGTGTGCGGCCTGGTCTGGAAGCTGGTGTTCAAGCGCAAGTAGAAACAACCCCGAAACCCCCACCTAACGACCCAACCGCAGTTCACTAACTGCATCCATGGTCGCTAAAAACGGATTCCTATGGCGGAGGGCCATGAGACCTTACCGCTAACATGTCTTCTTCTACTATGGCTGAGATCCGCTATCCCATCTACGACTCCATGAGCTTCAACGAGCGCCACCAGCAGATGGAGCGCCGCGAGGATTACATCTTCGCCCTACAGGAGTGCAAGACAAACCCTGCGTACCAGGTTCGTCTCCCAGGCGGAGACATGTGGCCCTGTCGGTGCGAGCCTCTGATGGAGGATGACACGAAGGGATGGACCACAGTCAAGCGCAAGGTCCGTGTCTACAAGCGCTTCACGGATGAGCAGCTGGATGCTGAGGAGGACACGAGCGCCTGGGACGACATTGTCCACCAGGGTCGTGTCACATACACGGGTGCTGTGGCCCACGAGCACAATGGTTCGCTGTTCGACATTGGCTCTCGGTTCTGAGCAGACAACCGCTGAAAACGGATTCATTTACCCCAAACTTATTTTCCATTGGGCGCCAACACACAAGCAATCATGTCTTCCATCACCAACACCATGTCTTCCCACACCTTCTTCTGCACCGAGACGACCTGCAACCGCGAGGTTCCCATTGCCAACAGCAAGTGCCCCATGTGCGCTTGCCCTGGCTGCGGGGACGTGGGCGCCACCATTGTCGGGTCTGACTACTGTCACACCTGCCTCTCGGTGCGCGACCACCCATGCAACCGGGCCTTCGTTGACTACGACCATGATCACACGGGCCGCTGCTGGGAGTTCCACGACGACGATGCCGAGTGGGACATCTGGTGTGGCGTGGATACGCCCTGCCGCGGATGCGGGATCCTCCTCGCAAACGACGAGGACGTGTGCGACGGATGCAGGATCCAGTATTCCTTCGACGAGGACGCGTCCCGCTGTACATGCAACGGAAGCGGCCGCATGTGCCAGACCTGCGACGAAGAGTCTAGCGACCCTTGTCGGGGATGCGGCTCCCATTCGCTGTGGAGCGACAGCTACTGCCTCAAGTGCTACGAGGTTCGCTACGGACCCATCAACCCTGTGCCGCCGCCCCTGCCGCCGTCGCCCGAACCGCGCCACACGTCGCTTGAGTCCATGCGCGCCGAGATTGCCGAGATTGAGGTGCGCCTTCGCGGCGGCTTGACGAAGGGACAGAGGGACGACTGGTCCTGGCTTCTCCAGAACCGCCGTGCCGACCTTGCGGAGGCGGAGAAGGAGATGTGGGAGGGCTACGACCAGGACGACCTGCGCAAGCTGGACCGCGCGAGCCGCTACTGAAAACGGATTCCCCACACAAAACACTTTTTACATTGCCCCACATACACAATGGACTCCTTCTTCCTCACACTCGGATTCACCCCGAACGAATCTGCAGACTACGCCGATGCTATCCAGGCCACACAGCGCGCAGACGCCGTTGACTGGATTCGCACAACCGCCGACATTCACGAACCTCCTCTTCATGCCATCCTCGCCAAGATGGCAAAGCAGGGACATAGTGGGGGCAGCCTTGTATCCTCTCTCCGTATCGTGCAGTACGCGTTCAAGCACGGGTACGAGGCACTGGCAGCGGATGCCATTCACTGGAACAAACTGGATGTCTACCAGATTGAGACGGTGCGGTATGCGGTGTTCGAACTGGCCCGCAAGCGAGAGGCGTCCGACATTCCCCAGGTGGTCATCTATGACCGTTGCATCAAGGCGTCACTCGGTGACGATTGGCGAACCTCAACAACGCTGTCCGATCTGGCCATCCGCAACGCAGCCGCTCGTGCTCTTGACATGGTCAGGTTCTTCAACACCAGCCGCTGAAAACGAATCCGCGCGCATCCATCTATTTATTTTTCAATGCCTTTCAACTACAAGCTCCTCGGTTACGATGACAACTTCAACCACATGCTTCAGTCCGCGGAGACGGCTCTTGACAAGCTTAATGGATGGCATTGGGTTCGCGACTTTAACGACCCAGAGGGGTTTGGTGGGTCAATGGACCCCATGATGTCTGCAATGGGTGCTGGGATGGACTACAAGGGACACTCGGTTTCTTCCGTCGGAAGGACGATGCGGTCCATGCAGACCATCGCCAAGCACGGAATGTGTGTCTTCATTGAGAATGTGCCTCACTTCGCCAACTATGAGGGCTTTCTACGCGACCTCTTTGGCGAGGAGGGACACGAGTTGAAGCCCAAGGTCCCAGAGTTTGAGAATGACAATGCGTGGTGGGTTGCCGACCAGAAGCGATTCCGAACGCTTGAGGAGCACATTGCCTACGTATCGGCCCGCTGAAAAACGGATTCAGCAGCACAGAACAAGGATACTTTTAACATGGAGTGCATCAATTGCCCTCAGTGTTACGCGTACGCCTACGACACATTGGTCCGCCCTGCTTCCCGTGCCCGCATCGATATGTTCGAGGACACCATCAGCATGCCCCGCATTACCAAGGCAGCCCACACCTTAACCCCCGAGTTCATCCGAGCAAGCGTACTCCCTGGCGACCTGTCGTACATTGTAATCCTCTGCGTAGAAGCGGGTGGAATCGTCCGCCCAAAGAACAAGAAGCGAAACGCCTTTGCCATCATGTGGCTGTGGATGCAGGGGCGAATCAAGGATCTTGGGAACATGACTGAGATTCACTTTGAGCATTCGGGTGGGTTCGTGCCCGCACAGCCCACTGCGCCGTCAACGCCACTCCTTCGTATCCGTATTCCCCGTTGTGCAGATGGGTTGTACGACTAAAAACGAAAGTCATACCAAAGAGCCAAAGTACGCCTTCATGGAGGATTGTTCAATCTGCTATGAATCCGTCACCACCACCACTGGCCACTGCACGCTGTCATGTAAACACTCCTTCCATATTGCCTGTCTGACTCGCTGGTCCAGCGAAAATCCCAACTGTCCAATGTGTCGCCACCCGCTTGGTGTGACCGAAGCGCCCGCCAAACAGGGAGTGGAAAGGCACGCCATGTCATTGTTCATGGGGGATACGTCGAGATGGAGGATAGATATCGGGCAGGGGCGGGGACAGGGGCAAGGTGCTCTATTTGACCTTATTCAGGAGGCGTTGGGTCCTGAGCCACCCCAGCCTCCTCCGCCGCCGCGTCCGCCACAGGGGTGGCGCATGATCAACATCGGAGACGGTGTGGAAGTTTCTGAGGGAGATGTTTCGCTTGTCATGGCGCAGGCAGAAGTCACGCGAGGCGATGCGGTTCGTGCGTTGCGCAGGTACGATGGAGACATTGTGAATTCGATTCTCATGCTGACGAGCCCAGACCCAGTGACACCGCAACCGCCTCCGATTCCACGCGACCCAATGTGGTCAGAGTCGGACGATCAGGCAACGGCTTGGTTTCTTCAACAGATGTTCGCGGATGGCGGAGGCTATCACTGGAACAGTTACTCGGACATGACATTTCGTATGCGGAACGGGACACGGGGCCGTCAGTATTGGACTCACTTGGACTTCAACCAAATCCCCGCCACGGGAGACGGATACAACTCTGCGTAAAAGACAATGGACCCAGCGGACGAAGTCGTCGAGCGCCAGCAGATCCGATTCTCTGTACAAACGGTTTCCTTCGCAGCCGACGATGCATTCAAGACTGGCAAAACCTATCTTTTTTACTCCGACATTGTCGACGGAGATCACCAGCGCAGTCCGTGTGTTCTCCGTAAGCATCTGTCCGATATCGTCCGAATTCTGCAGAACAAGTATCAAGGTCGAGCGGTCGTGAGCCGAACGCCAGGTGGAATTGTCTTACACAGAATATAAATGGATCTCAACGTTATCACCCCCATGATTCTCTTTGTGGTGCTGACCCCTGGTGTGCTGCTTGCCCTGCCGCCGGGTCAGTCGCTCTTGGTCCAGTCCGTGACCCACGCCCTGGTGTTCGGCCTGGTGTACTACGGACTCCGCGTGACCTTCCCTCAGTATTACTGAGAGCTGAGCTCTCTGCAGCTCAACCCTGCGACAGAATATGCCGCACCGTCGGGTGATCTTGGATTCTAGCAATCTCGCCCCATGCAATGTACTCTTGAAACGCCCGCTCACTTGCTGACAGTGGAAACGCTGGATAACAGCACCGCAACGCCTGAAATGCCTCCGCCTCTACGGTGGCATTTTGCTGGCGCAGAAACATCGTGATCTGATCTAACTTTGCCTTGCGTGCAGGAATGTTCAACGCCTTGAAGTTTGCACCAAACTGCTCCATTGCGTTTTAACATGTCCGTCGCCTAAACGACAATGCCGTCTGCCGAAGACCTGCGCGCCGTGTCCGCGAGCTACGATCCAGCCGAGGACTTTATCAACACTGCCACTCGCCAGATTGAACTTGCCGCTCGGTCGGGATTGACGTATGACTACATCGATGTCCCGTGGAACCTTACACGAGACCAAGCCAAGGCGGCTCTTGTTGGCAACTTTCCCAATTGCATGGTCACACGGTGGTGGTGGACAAACTGCTTTAAAGTTAGCTGGGCCAAGTGACAATGGGCAACTGCTTCGGGTTCGAAGACAAGCCCATGGTGACGATCGGGACAAAGACAGTGAAGAAAAGCCAGCTGAAGGGGATCAAGACCTACCAAGATGCTCTGCGGTTCATGGGGCGCGAGTGCCCCGACACAGCTGTGATCACGACGATCCACAATCACGAAGTTGCATTTGTTCCTGTGTCTGCTCCGTTTCAGATTGTCGATGAGATTGTGTTCAAGCAGTCGCACATTCCGATTAGGAAGTTGTATGGAAAACAGTGGAAATGATCTTGTCGCGTTCATCGTAGAGCCTCAGTAGCGGCTCGAATCGAATCTCTGTCAGAATCAGAAAGCCACCAACCGAGATGATGAGCCCATCTTCCCAGTTGATGCCCTTCGGACGGAAGAGCCAGAAGTAGATACCAAGGAACAGTCCCAACGAAATCTTGAAGACAGCGTCCACAATGGCAAACAACGGGCTCTTGGCGACTTCAAACCCGAGCGCCATCAAGACGACCTGGGCCAACACGACAACCTTCAGGAAGAAGAAGTAGATCTGGTAGAACTGCATTGTATTACCCGTAGAAAACGGATTTCTGGAGACAGAGACAAACCATCGTGTCACCATGGAGCACCTCTACATTCTCGAACTCACCTGCGGGAAGTACTTTGTCGGCAAGTCGCAGAATGTCGAGCACACCTACGCCTACTACGAATGCGGATTCGGCCCCAAGTGGATCCAGACCTACAACCCCGTGCGCATCGTCGAGACACGCCCCGTCAAGAGCGGCACGGATGTTCTGGATACCACGCTTGCCCTGATGAAGAAGCACGGACTGGACTCCGTGCGCCACTACGGATGCGCGGAGATGCGAATCCCTGACGAAGAGGAACAGGCGATTCGGTTCCTGATGCACGCGCCGCCCGACGCGTGTGTGAAGTGCCACGCAACGGGGCACAAGGTCGGGGATTGTACGCAGCCCGAGAACACGAGCTGGGCCTGCCAATGGTGCGTGTCGGACTACCCCAACCGCTACGCCTGCGAACAGCACGAGAAGGGATGCCGCCCGCCAAAGGAGAACCCAGAAGCCAAGGACTGGTGCAGTCGCTGTGGACGCCTGTACCACACGGCAGATAGGTGCTACGAGGTCAAGCACGCCGAGGGCTGGTGGATTCGTTGAAAATGAATTTGCCCGTCCACACCCACAAACCTTTTACCATGGAGCCTATCACCCGCACTCAACTTCAGAATGCCGCCAAGAATGCCGTCGCCGAGAAGGAGGCCCTCATTCATCGGGCACAGGAGTTGAAGGGCCAGCTCGCGGCCGAAGAGTTCTACAAGGAGATCCGACGGACTGCAGAAGCTGGGTACATGACCTACGCGTCCTCAAAGTCGATGAGTCTGGGTTTGGCCTTTGATACCATGCTGACCTGGATCAAGGAGCACTTCCCTGACTGCGATGTCTCGACCGAGATTCGACACATGGAACACAGCCCTACGTACGCCGTTCGCGTGGATTGGAGCGAACGGATCCAGTATCCTCCGCCGACTGCGGATCTGGAGACGCGGCGGCTGGAGAAGGAGACGAGCTGGTGACCGACTTCATGGCCTTCTTGCACAGCAGCCAAAACCAGTAGCAGTTGAGTATGACCCAAGGTACGAAGAATGGTAAGTGTGCACTTGTGAGGGTAGTGTAGCCCCAATAATTGAAGAAGACCATACGGACCAGTGTCCATACCACAAAGGTGATGGCCTGAACACTTTTGTGTATATCGTCCATCGGATACTTCAACACATTGAGCATCCACGACAAGGAGAGAAGTGGGTTTGTGGATTCAAGAAAGTAAGAGGCAGTTAAGAGAAGAGACATCTCGGCGGGTCCCAAAACCCATACAACGACTGCACAGATCACCAAGAAGGTGATATGGTGGAGGTAGTAGTCAACCTTCGAACTATAGGTCATCATGTGACCAATATCATAGAGTGTGTATGCCACGAACTCTGCAAGGCGAGCGGTTGGGTTCGGTGAGAAGACCCCCATGAACATCCAGTAGAGCGTGAATGCTATCCCATTCAACCTCCCTGTGAACTCCTGCTTCGTCTCCTCTGTCAGCGCGTCAAACTCTGGTATTCCATTGAAAAGTGTATACAAGAAGACAGCATTGGCGGCCAGTAAGAGTGGGATCAGCACCACATGCCACATTGCTTACCATCGAGCGTTCAAATATCAGATGCGAACGCTCGATCGTTCACTAGTGGAATCGGAATGGTCTCGGCGTAGCGCTCGCCGTTTGCCAGCTGCCCCCAGTGCTGCATGTCGGGATACTTGAAGCGTAGACGGCCAAGCCAAGCCCGCAGCGTCGCCTCGTCCAGGATGTACTCGCCGTTCCCAATGTGTACATTGTCGTTCCAGAAGATTGCGTACATTACGTAGTGGGAGCGGACAAGCTGAAAACGGATTCCATCTGCCCACCAACAAATCTTTTCGTCTAGAATGGAAGTCTTCGCCTACTGCGGCATGGCCGCCTGCTCGCTCATCGGACAAGGATGCGGATGGTACTGGTTCTTCAACACATGTGGCTGCATGGAGTATGAACAAGAGCAAGTCCGAACACAACCTCCACCACCTCCACCGCCACCCACTGCACCCAACCCATTCATTGTCAATGGTATGCCCAAGAACCCCCACCTTCAACCCGCGTACCGCTGAAAACGGATTCCTTCATCCCAACACAAACCCCTTTTGCAGTCACCATGGCATCTATCTTCATTGTCCTCGAAGCGACCTGCGAGTGCAGCCGAACCATCTTCCCTACAACCTACAAGACCCTCAAGGACGCAACAGACGCAATCAAGGCGAGATGGATGCCGTTTCTAGAAGAGTTCGTGAAATACAACGGGGGCTGCGCGGATACACTGTGGATGGAATGCCTTGCCGAAGCCACGATAGAGAAGAACGTGGTCTTGTTGTACCTCGAGAAGGAGAACTTCTTCGAGATTCACGAGCTGCCGATCGCCCAGTAAAAACGGATTCCCCTACAGGCAACCACAGCTCTTTTAACATGGCACACATTCAGAAGTATCTCGCCGACAACAACGTCGCAGGCGGCGACCATGGCAGTCACTATGTCTACTGGGTTCCTCTTCACATCTTCAACGACTTGGGCATTGAGCGGTGGAAGCACAACCGACCGCCTGACGCAGAGCGCGTGGCCGAGATTCACGCCTTCGTGAAGCAGTCCGGGCGCCTTGACGGGATGATGTACTTAGCCTGCATCAACAAGAAGCTGTACTGCTACGAGTCCAACCACCGCCGAGAGGCATTGGTTGGAATCACAGAGATTGCGCCGATTCTCGTGGACATCATGTGGGACGCAACGCATGAACAGGTGAAGGCTGAGTTTCTGCGGCTGAACAAGGCAGTGTCGGTTCCCGAGCTCTATGTGACGGACGAGCCAATGGCAGATATGGATTCAATCCTTGCTGCCCGCAAGGCCTTCTGCGAGAAGTACAAGCCCCTCAAGGTCACGAGTGGTCGCCCACAGCGACCCAACTTCAACAGCGACAGCCTTCTCGACGACTTTGTCGCCATCACCAGGGAGCACAAGATCTCCGTAGACGAGATGATGCGCCGCCTGGATAACCTGAACATGCGTTTGTCTCACAAGGCGATCGATGCAAAGTTGTCGGACAAGGTCAGGGACAAGTGCGCACAGGCTGGACTCTGGCTGTTCGCATTCTCGGCCCGTCTCGACCCGAAGGATGTGGTCTAATCGTCGCAGTCTGCGAATACATCAGATAAGTTGCGGGTCTTGTTCTCGTACTCCTTCTTTAATGTGTCATAGTGTTTCTGGAAGCACTTGTTACATATACGATGTCTGACACCAAGCCTCCAGAGGACTTCGTTTTGCTCACTTTTGCATTTCAGACACGGGAGATTGCCCCACTCTGGGATGTTGCGAACCCAGAATGCACTGCGCATTGCTTCAAGTGTAAGCTTTGTCGTGCGGTATGGTTCATACTCCTCCCAGAAATTGCACTTTTCTGGTGTTTCATATCCTTCTACCCAAGTCGGCACAGGACACGTAAAGTAAATCTTGGTGGTATCCTTCTTCAGGTTCACTTCACATGGATACCCACATTTGCAGAGGGGTCTATCCTTCTCGTATGCAGCCGCGCCGCCTCCGAAGCAGAAATTCTCACACCTACTTTCGATAGTGTAACGCCCACCCTTTATGTCCTGCTTCGTAATACCACGTTCAACCAAATAACGTTCGGTTATAAGGTTTTCTATTGATAGAGCGTCGTATTTGTCTACATCGTCGTCCCAGTGTCGTTCGACTCTCCACACCGATATGTCATCAAGGTATCTCCGAAAAGAACGATTTGACGAGACCTTATATAGTCCAATCACAGTGTTATAGTCACCTGCCGAAGTATTAGCACCTCCGCGACCTGTCTGGTGTTCGTTCCAACGCCTGAAAAGTCGGGTTGTCTCGCCTACGTATATGTCTCCATCGTCGGACAGGAGAACGTATACCCAATGCATTGCGAATGGTAGTATTGATATGTGTAACTCGCCAAGACCCATATGGAGTCTACTTCAGGGCGCGCACGGACAGGATGTACAGGAACGCCGCGTTCAGGAAGGTCAGGATGAGCGTAGGAGCCGAGGCCAGCATCACCGCAAAGCCACGCTTCGGGGCGAGGGCAATGCCGTACAGCTCCAAGATCAACACCAAACCTGTGGCCAGACCCACGATCCAGAACATGATGTAAAAGTAGTCCACGATCACCTCATTCGACACTCCCTTGGTGGCATCAGTCTCTCCAGGCATTTTATATACTCTTGAGAAGAACAATGGGCTTCTCGGTGATTCCTGTCGCGTTTGGCGTGGTAATGGCGGGACTTGACTTGGTGATGATGTCCACGGTTAAACAGGTGGGCACAGGTTCGTGGCCCATCCGCACAGGTCTGCCGTTTGCGACCTTGGTGTATGCACTCGAGCCTTTTCTCTTTTTGCAAGCCATGAGGGTCACGGGCGAAGGCCTCGCAGTCGTCAACTTGGTGTGGAACCTGTCCAGTGACATCATGGTCACTCTGATAGGAGTCTTCTGGTTCGGCGAAAAGATCCATGGCGCCCGATGGATCGCCGTGGCTATGAGTCTGGTGGCTCTGACGCTCTTTGCCTACACGGATACAGCCTAGTGGCGACGCCGACTACGGTGCTTCCGCGGGGTCTTGTGGCGACGCCGACGGCCGCCCTGGGGCGCACCCTCCGCCGCACGAATCACACCCGATGCCGCCGACCCCGTAGCTCCAATCACCAAGGCCTGCCCGATCGCTTCGGGGGGCGCACGAGAGAGTTGATAAACCCCAACACCCGCCAGCACAATCAATGTTGTGCAAATCATTCCAAGGGCAATCATGCCCTGTGTGGGCGACAAGCTTGCATCGGGCATTGTTAATACTCCACGTTTTGTTCCTTTGTCCTACACAATGCCCATCGCAGTTATTGTGAACGGCCAAGAGCGGGGTCTACGGCGCACAGCTGGTCTTCTCAAGCAGAACCTTCTTCTCCCCAATGACGCTGTCATGTTCTTGGCTTGTGAGTCAGGGAACTCAGCAGTCACCGCCTCCTACTTCCAAGGTGCTCAGTACGGTGGATCATTGATTCTTCCCTCCTTGCGCGACGCAGAGTTCAATGCATTCATGTACTTCCTCGACACATGTAACCGTCCAGCCATCACATCCGAGGCTTTTGGGAGGTCGGGCGAGGGGTGGAACATGGGGTACCTCCACAGCAGCGGAACCGTGATCCAGTACTACCAGGTGTGGAAGGCGTGGCAGATGATTCTGGACTACGAGCGCGCCAACAATATGCGGTTTGACATTGTCGTCAGGTGCCGCACCGACTCGATTCTCACAGAGAAACTGGACCTGTCGTTGCCCTACTTTGGCAGCGAGCGGATTCGTACTCGCCAAACAGGCGCGGCGGAGGTGACACTGCGGGACAACAACGTTGTGACGTTCGGACAGGAGCAGTTCTGGGTGGCCCGTCGCGATGTCTTTGCACTCTTGGGTCCCATGCTCTTCACCTATGGATCTTGGGATTCAGGAGGTCTCTACCCCTTCAATTCCGAGTCATTCTTTGCTCAGTTCTGCAAGGCCAACAACATTGTGCACGACATGTTCATTGAACCGGGTGACATGTTCAATTGGTCTCACCCAGGCGACGAGGTGGTCACCACGGACCCCATGGTGTTTTCACTGCTTCGTTAGACAGAACGGATGAATTGCCAAGACAAATATGTACATATGCGCTCCCATATGTGATCGTGCGCGATTAACCGGTCCCGCGACTTGAGCAGCGGGAAGTACACCTTGTACTCATCCAAGTCCAGCAGCTCAAAGAACTTGTACAGGATGTACGAGTACGACAGGAAGTTCGTGCGGTCGTTCGGGCAATACAGCAAAAAGGGCGCCTGAATCTCCTGGAACATGGCACGTATCTTCTCCTCAATCTCGGGCGTGATGGTGGGCGGCGGATTGCCGTTCAACCTTGACAAAATGTGGGCCGCGTGCTCGTAGTACTTGGACCGTCCCAACTTCTTCAGGATCTCCCTAATCTCCTTCTCCGTCAGATCGGCAATATTGTCGATGCGACGTTTACGGATTTCCAGCACCACCTCGTTCATCACCTCCTCGGGAATCATGGTGGACTCCTTGGCCTGAAACTGGTTCAGGATCTCGTTCAGGTGATTGATCTTCTTATACGCGTAATTGTTCCGCTCCTTCGGCGGATCACGGAACGACTGGAAGTCCGACACCACCAACGAATACTCCTCCGACCCACACTTCGGGCACACCAGAATACCCTCCGAGCTGATTTCCTCGCGGGCCACATTGCACTGCGCACAGTGTTCCGTCTGCTGCTGTGTGGCTTCGGGAACTGCGCCCAGCTTCATGCGAGCCACATACTCATCGAACATCTGCTTGCGCGTGATTCCCGTGTCGGTGGAGGCGGCAGTGGCAAAGTACTTCAAGAAGGTATTGGCATCCTTGGGCGCAACCGTCGTGGCCGAGGTGCCCCCCGACTCTCGATTGTAGTAGCCCATCAGAATGTCCATGTTTTTCAAGTAGTACTCCTGTATAGGGTCTGACTGGACCGCCTCTTGCTCCAACTCCTTGACGCGTGCTTCCCACTGGGAACACTGAATCACATCTCCAATCTCGTTGGACGCGCGAACGGCTTGAATCCGCTCTTTCAACTGGGCCAACTCCGCCATGGCCTCCGCTTTTGATTGTGTCTCGCGCAATCCCTGGACAATATCTTGGTGAACCGAATCGAGCGTCCCGATGGACGCCGATCCCGTTTCCCGTATCCGCCTCACCTTGAATACATCCATACTGAACTTGTGGTTGTCTATGTAGATGGGTTCTTCAGTGCCTCCGTGACTTCCTTCATAAAAGCGGGGTTTGAACAAATCTGGGGCCTCTGCTTGCGAACGGCAGACAACAGGGTGGCAAAGTCCAATCCGAAGTTCTTACACATGTAGTACAGCAGCAGAAAGGCTGAACGATTGATACCTGCCTGGCAGTGAACAAACACAATGGCGTTCGGGGCACGCAGGAACGCACGCATGGCCGCTTCGAACTGTGGATACCAGTCGAGAATCTTGACCTGCACAGAGTCGTAGGCGTCCAGCTGAGCGTACCGGCTCGGATACAGACGGCGGAACCACGCAGGCGAGTCGTCAGAGAAGGCGCAATTGATGACATGTGTCACCCGATGCGTATTCACGAAAAACGGGGTCAGTGACGCACCCGCACCCAAGCAAATGTTGGGATACACCCACGCAGGGGTGTCACTCATTCCTTATGAAGTGTTGCGTGTCTTAAATCCCCAAACTACCGAGAAACACGGAGAGCAGGTGGGCAATCACCACGGCGGCGGCGCCCAGGACGCCCGCACCCTGCCACGACACCACGCCGCCACTCGTGTACATGGCTGGCAGGTACTGGAGGAGCATGTTGCGAGGCGTCGACATGGAAACAATCGCCGCGGCGACAAAGAAGCAGAAATACAGCTTGAGGTTGCGGAACATGAATCCCATGGCTGGCAGCGACGGCTTGAAGGACGGCACCATCGAGCCCTGTGTCGTCTGCTCGGTGGACGGCATCGGGATCAGAGGCGGCGCCGACTGGTTGCCCTGCGGAGAGGGGAGCAAGGCGTCCAAAGAGGTGGAGTCACTGTCCATTGTTTATACTCAAGGCATCTTTTCGCATGTCGCATCTTCCACGCGGTAGCGATAGCACTTTCCGTCGATTCGATTCGTCTTGGTCTTGATGTCGTCCAGTGGCAAGGCAAGTGTGTGCTGTGTCGTGAAGTCGCGATGAAACAGCAGCGCGGCTAACCCGAGACCAATGATGAACGAAAAGAAGGGCCGAGCACGATCGATTGCGGCAGTGATGTTGAGCACCATTACTTCTTAAGAGAGGCAAGAAGGTTGAAGGAATCTGTCTCGGATGTGCATGGAACCTCCGTGGCTTCCACACGGACACACCCTGTATCCGTGTGATAGACCATCTGTCCGTCGGCGGGATCGGGAACCTTGGACACTGTGCGCTTGGGAGGAATGACAATCGTGGACAACAGCAACCCAAAGGTCACGCCTGCGACGAACCATATGCCGTCGATCATTATGGTTTAGGCGCGAAAAACCTATCCCTCAACCCAGAGAACCCTTCGGAAAAGTTGATCGACCCCTTTCCTGTTCCAGGCACCTGCCCATTCTCTACCATCTCGTTGCCCTTTGGCAGCTGGCTCTCGACAAAGTACCAAAAGGTGAATTGAATGGCAAAGGACCACACGGGGGCCAGGGCGGCGAGGAATGCCATGACATACTTGGTTGGTCCGAACTGACCCACCATACTCGCGGCCGTTGCAAAGATGACTCCATACGCACCGAACCTCTTCTCCGTTACATTACTTGGAGTGAGTCCAGAGATCAGAATGTGGTTCCAGATCTGGTACGCCCAGACAATCATCAAGATCCAAAAGACAATCACGGTCAGCCAAAACTGGAGTGTGCCCGCGGCGAGGGCGGCCTTCCAACTGAGTTCACTGGGCTTCTTCATCAACAGACCCCACGCAGACAGTTTGCCGAGGATGATGATCTGGTCCGCGGTAAAACTCCTTGTGTGGTATCCATCGGGATCAATCCATTGAATCGCCGCGACAGGTGGGCTCACCTGAATGGAGACTGGATCGTCGGGTTCCGTGAGAAGGCCGTCGTCTCGCAGGTCGTTCATGAGTTTCTTGACGGGGTACTCCACATATCCCCCATACCGATTCGCGTTCAGATACTTGATGATGTCGAATGTCTGTTTGCCATATGTGAACTTGGCACTCACAATCCGAAGCCCTGGATCTGGGGGACTCGGAAAGTTGTAGGACGGGGCAGTGGGAATCGTCGGAACCACAAAGGACTGGGAGGTCACGGGTTCATCCTCCTTCGGGGCCGTCCGCACTTGGTACGGATTGACCTTGACAGGCGGCGGTGGGTTACTCATATTGTTAAGAAGCAAACACAAGATTGGCAAGACCGCTCACGACACGCAAGTAGTTGTAGGATTCCACATAGGCACCAACAGTGTAGGTGTACTGAAACACGACAGTCGAGTTTCCACCCGTGGTGGCATTCTGAACGACTGTCACGAGCTGGTCGGGCGTGTACAGTCCAACCAGCGCTGGAGGGATAACCAGCGGATTCGTGCTCAGTGCAGTGGACTTGAGAATGCACACAATGGTTGTCGTTGGAGCATCTGGCTGGTTCGGGGCTGGCAGGGGCTGGAGAAGGGTCAACCGCAACACCGCCTTGTTAATCGTGCTTCCGTTCGCCGCACCCGACGGTTGGTACTCGTTGTTGTCGAGGCCAAAGGAATACATGTAGACGCCTGGAAGCTTGAGAGCGGTTGTTCCAGACGCAAATCGGTAGGTCTCGAGCAGCGAGTAGTAGTCGCCTGGCTTGACCTGCAGACGCTCATTGCCATCAAACAGAATGACTCCATCCACCACACTGTCCCGAGGAAACACTGAGCTCACCTGGTTCTGGCCCGACGCATACAGGCTCGTGGCCACATCCGTTGTGTTCACGGTCCACGGAGCTCGGTCGGGGTTCGGCCAGTTCGTGTAATTGTCCCACATGTTGCTTGCAATGCTGTCTGAACGAGCAACGACCCACGTCACACGAGTGACCAAGTTTCGCATGGGTAGAAGCAAGTCCGTGTTGGGACCGTACTGGCCCTCGGCGCCTACGTAGCTGATTTCCTTGAACATGTAGCTCTGGTCCGCCGTGGCGAATTGGTTCATCTCCATCTCCGTCAGGTAGAAGAAGTTGCACTCCAGGTACGGGTCGGGGAAGAAGGTCGTCACGCCAGGGTTCGTGGGGGCACCATTCGGCAGGGATGGCGTCAGAAACAGGCTCATGGGAAACACATCGGGACGAACGCGCTGGCCATAGGTTGACGACGTGGGAGCCACATCGATCACCGTGTACAGAAACTTCAGAGGACGCAGAGTGACATTAATGTACACCTCCGTATTCTGCATGGACACGAGCGGAAGAGCGGACCCCGCGCTCTCGCAGAACCAAAAGTGAAGGGGGATGATCAACTGCCTGGACCGAATTGACGGTTCGGGAACAGAGCTGCCCGGGAAGATGGTATTACCCGAAATGTCCTGGGCTGGGGTTGCGTACGACACTGCGTGGGGATACTGTCCCTGCCGATCGTAGGCATTCGAAGGGTCATAGAGCTCGGTGACATTTCCTGTCATCTTGTCGACGGTCGAGCGCTTCGTCGCGTCAAAGGTCATGTAGGAATACAGCTTCATCCACTCACCCGACATTGTCTGGATCCGCTGTCCATTCATGGTAAGCTCGATATTGTCGATCAAGTTGTACCCGATATTGCGAATCCACTCGAACTCGTATCCAATGGCGCTGCATCGGCTGTCGTAGCCTGTCGGCGGAGTCGTCACGGGAACCAGCGGAGACCAAATGTCGGGGAGAGTAATCACCAGGTACACATCGTTGAGCAGCTGAGCATACCGATCGATGCGCGCAGACAGCTTGCGAGGCTGAGAAAAGTCAAAGTTGAGATTGGCAGTTCCAAAGTCCACGCGAATATGCTCCATGGCAAAGTTCGTGTGGCGTTTGTATGTGTTGCGAAAGTGGGTCATGGACGGGTTGCCATTCACCAACTCGTTCTGAGCCCCAACCCCCACTAACTGGAGGAGTGCACCAGGCATTTGTAGTTACGGAACATCATTGTTTAATACAGAACACTTCCACTCGACACGCAGCATGAAGATGTGAAGGACTTGCCCAATCCGCTACATGTCTGATTTCCACGACACGCGGCCGAGACAAACTTGTTGTAGACCGTTGCCCGATTGGCCTGAAGAATCGTGTAGTTGTACCCAGACTTGTTCTTCGCCTTGACGGGGGGATCACTTGCATATGTGTTGCCAATGATCTGGCGTTTTACGGACGTCAGGTAATCCTGGGCAGAGTTGACCTGCATACTATTTATACACAGCCGAGAGAATTACATAATGCGCTTTGTTCTCGTGAGCACACACGTCGACCAGACCACTGGGTACTCCAAGGTGGCGTACAATCTCCTTCGTCAGGTGGCGTCGATTGCCCCCAAGGTCAAGACGTTCCACTTTGGGTTCCAGCGTCATCCCGAGCGCAAGAACATCCGCAAGCTTCCAGACTCTGTTACGGGATACGACGCAGCTGCCAACGAGGATCCGCGCGAGGAGGGATTCGGGTTCAACAAGATCAACGAGTACCTGGAGATGGTTCGGCCCGATGTGGTTATGATCTACAATGACCCGCTAATCATCTGCAAGTTCCTCGAGGCAATGAAGTACGACAAGGCGACCTCTCCCTTCAAGCTGTGGCTCTATGTCGACCAGGTGTACACGGGTATCGCCCAGCCGCTGGTGGATGCCATGAACAAGCACGCCACCACGATCTACTGCTTCACTGAGGAGTGGGCCAAGATCTATGCATCCTACGGCGATAGCCCCACCCTCAAGGTCATTGAGCATGGTCTGGATGCATCCGAGTTCACCTGTATGAGCCGAGACCAGCGGATGGCCCTGCGTCGGACGCTCAAGATTCCGACGGACGCAGTGGTCTTCCTGAATGCGAATCGCAACAGCCAGCGGAAGCGTCTTGACACGATGATCATGGGTTTCGCGCACATGCTCACCAAGAAGCCCGATGCGCCCCTGTACCTCATGGTCGTGACTGCCATGAATCCCCAGCAGGGCGCCTTTTATGACCTCCAGCGCATCTACATTAACGAGCTGAAACTTGCGAAGCTGGATGTCGACACATTCAGCAAGCGTCTGATGATCGTGGACACTGCACATCCGAACACTCTGTCGGATAACCAGATCAACGAAATCTATAATGTCACCGACATTGGACTGAACACATCGGACGGCGAGGGCTTCGGTCTCTGCCAGCTCGAGCACTTGTATACGGGCGCCCCGCAGGTGGTCACCACGGTCGGAAGCTACTCCGCCTTCCTGGACCCCACTGTGGCGAACTTCATTCCCGCGTCGGGCCTCCAGTACTTTGCGGGGTCCATGCCGCTGGGCTTCTCGGCACCGACCTTTAGTCGCGAGGACATTGGAGACGCCATGCTGGATGCTGTGGAGAAACTGGACTCTCGCAAGGCGGCGATTCGCTCCTATCCGTTCAAGAGCTGGAGCAAGGTATGCGACGATTGGCTCGAGGACCTTCACCGGGCCTCGTAAGTCGGCTTGCCCTCCAGGACCCAGCGGATCTGAGTGTCGGAGATCTTGCGACCCACGGGAATCAGGCGGTTGTTATCTTCGAATGCCACGCCATCAAAGACCTCCGTTGTCAGTGGATCAATCAGAAACAGGATTCCCTTGATCACCACCTTCTGCAGACGGCGTGTCTTGCGCTCCATGTTGCGGAGGTAGGTGGAATCCAGATCCTCTGACTTGACAGACGGCTTGAAGGCCAGATCCTCGCCTGTGATGGTGCTGTCGAAGCGCATGCAGGAAATCACTGGCTTTTCTTTGGAATGGAGCTTGCGGTGAATTTCGCAGTCCACCGCTGATTGCTTGAGCAGCAGGCCGATCTTTTGGTTGATCTGGTTCTTCTCAAACGCAATCTCGTACAGGTACTCGTCGGCCGACATGAAGGTCTCGACAGGTCCTCCACCCTCGTAGCGTTTCATGGTCGTGTCTGCGCGACGAATCGGAGTAATGTTCGGAAACTCGTTGGACTTGGACTGTTCATCTGTGAAGACAGACACATAGAAGCTAATACGCACTGTCCTCTCCTCTGCGGGGAGCGTTGCGTGGGAGCAAATACGAATGGCGCGTCCGATGACCTGGTCGTGACGAGCAGGTGTCCAGTGAGGCTCGAGAATGTGCACATGGCGGACATTGGCCAACGTGATACCCTCAGCGCCTGAACTGGAGGCCATCAGCAAACACAGAATCTTCTTGCCGCGAGCCTGCACACTCGTCTTCAAGGCCCCGGGAAAGGAGGATTCAAATTTATTGTTGAAGATCTGGCGGGTCAGTTCGCGCTCCTCAGCTGACTCCTTGCCCGTGTACATGGTGTACGCAGGCTTGGCAGGATCCATCTCGCCCTCGGCCCACTGTCCGTTCTGCTTCACGAGCTTGTACGGCTGCCATCCATTGGCTTCCAATATGGCCGAAAAGACGCCAAGACCTTCCAGCTCACGGTACTGGGAGTAGACGAATTGGTTGCGATACTCTGCTTCGCCCACCGACTCCTGGATCAACTTCAAGGCCCGCAAGAACTTCGGGCTCAGAACCTCCAGTGCTTTCATGGACAGGTAGCGCTCGGGGTTGGTCCTGAGCTTCTCGAGAATAGCGGGCTTGTCGACCACCTTGTCCTCGTTCTCGGCCTCCTCGCTCGTGAACTCTGCTCGCAACTCTGCAGGCAGGAGGTAGTTACACGCCAAACGCGATAGAACGCGGTAGCTACCCAGGTTCTCGTCGAGCGACTTCTTTCCCTTGTTGGAGTCCATCTTCAGCTCGGCCCAGCGCTGACCGAGATAGTGCGTGAACTGCTCCTTGGACATCGGAACCTTCTCCAGCATCTTGTCGTCGTCGACACGGCGGGGCAACATACGCTCGTCAGCGCCCTTGAAATATGACACTAAGCCCTGGATGCGCCGCTGGAACAGAAGCGGGTTCTTCACTGACAGTCCGTCGAGAAACATGGACGAGAACTCGGCAAACGGCGAAGGCAGACCTTCGAATTCTTCAAGCGACACCCGCTCCATATCAATCTCCGCACCTGCCAACTCCACTTCCACATTGGTCTTGAATCCATTGATCCAGTCCGCCGCCACGGCCACCCACTTCATGTCGGCCTTGTACTGGACCGCAATGCGATCGCCTTTCTCATTGTACACCGAGCGGAACTGCGGGGGGTTGCGAGTGATCATCACGACCTTCTTGGACGCATTGAACTCGATAGTGTCCACTTCGGGCTGCTGGCGGAACGTGGCGGTCAGCTTGTCTTCGTCCCATCCCTCGATGCGCTTGAAGGGAATGGTGATGCGCTCAATCGGTCCGCGCAGGAGATTCAGCAGGTAGGCAATCTCATTGGGGCGGTTGATGACGGGCGTTCCCGACAATGCCACAATCTTGCAGCGCTTGGCCTTGTACAAGGCTTGGTACACGGGGCTCACCACGCCGTCCTTGTCGGCGATACGAGAGATGAAGTTGTGGACCTCGTCGACAATCACCACCTTGTCCTCGAAGGGGTTGGGTCCGTCCTCGGGAACCATCTCCTTGACAGCCGCGCGGGTCAGGCCGTTGTAGTTCACAAAGGTGTAGCGCTGGCTCAGGATATCCTCGACCTGGGCACGGATCACATCCTGCTCCGTCTTGGGCAGGTCGGCAAAGTTCGAATTTTCATTGGGGACAGTGGAAAAGAAGCGGTTGTTGCGGTCGAGGAATCCGTCGGAGATACCCATCGTCTTGGCCGTCGCCCGCGTCTCCTCGGTCAGCTGCTGCTGGCGCCAGTGGTTCTCATACGCATAGATCGGGTCGCCACACTTGCGTAACTCGCCGATGTAGTTGGCTTGGAGAGAAGCGGGTGTCATGACCACCGTCTTCAGGGTCGTCAGCAGAGACTCGGCCACGGCAATCGACGAACAGGTTTTGCCCGAACCCAAGCCGTGATAGAGCAGAATGCCGCGATAGGGCGTCTCGATGAGCAGGTAATCCCGAATCAACTTCTGGTAGTGGAGCAGCTCGCGTGCGTTCGACTGACTCTTGCAGAGATCCTCCTCCTTGTCGTCGGCATCCTGCGGCTCGCGGGGTGACTTGCGGTACTTCAGAAAGGTGCGGGTAATGAAGTCCGCAAAGGCCTTTCGGTTGGGGAGGACGTAGCTCATTGTTTTTCGCCACGATTTGATAATGGAGGCTATCACACGGAAGACGCATCGCATCTGGATGGTGTCCATCTTCCTCTTCTTGATGGCGGGGTTCCTGTACCTCAAGCCGACGGTTGCGTTCGGGCGTGAGGGACGGATTCGTCCGTTCGGGACAGGTGATCGTGAGGCCACGGTCTTCCCGGTGTGGTGGTGGGTGTTCGTGCTGAGTGTGGTCGCCTACTGCATCACAATCTACCTGGCAAAGTTTCGCGTGTGAGCACAATGGCCAAGTGTCCATACAAAAACATTGCGGGGGAAGTTGGAAAAGGGTGGCATTCCTACCGTTTCCTTGGCTTCTCCGTCGTGGACATTGTGGGCACCTTATTGTTCTTTGCCGTGCCGTCGGCATGGTACTTCAAGGGCAATGTGTGGGTTCACTTTTTCGTGTGGCTGGTGATTGGCGAAATTGCCCACTATGCGTTCGGGGCCCAGACAGCACTCCTGACTGCACTAGGAATCGATGTTCACTGTGACTCGTAGGCTCGCACAATCTCCGTCAGCGAATCGATCATGTGAATCCGCTCCACATGGTGGGGTCGCACATAGTTTCTACACTCCTCGAGTGTCTTCCAGCCGATTCCCGAAATCTCCCGCTTCTGCATGTAGGTCATCTTCTGACCTAGATTCACGAGCTCGGGCTTGGTCAGCAGGGCCACAAAGTACACATGGCGATACTGGACACCATTCAGTCCCGTAAAGGTCTCCTCCAGCAGGATGTTGTTCAGGACCACATAGGCCTCGCGGGGAACATTGGTCTCCTCATTGAACTCGCGCAGGGCACACTCGAGATCCGTCTCGGTCCGCACGCGGCGACCCTTGGGAAACCCCCATTCAGGCTCTCCATACACAGACGCAAAGGTCGAGACCATACCCGTTCGGTTCAGGGAGGCAAACTTCTCCTTGGACACCAGGTACTCATTCGAGGTGTGGTCATCTCCCCACAGCTGACGCCACAGGTCATCGAATGGCTTGCGGGCGATATCCTGCTGCTCCGCGATGGTCATGTTGGACAAGAGTCGGCCCACATAGTCCGTGTCCATCGGGTCGTACTTGCCCCGCATGAACTCTGCAAAGCTCATGCTGTCCTTCCGCCGAATCATCAGGACCTTCACAGCCTTGACATCCGCGGGGATCTGTGGGGCATCCAGAACCACCAGCCCACACGACAGCACAGGGTCCTTGCATCCCCGAAACACATGGCCCTTCTCTCCGCAGTTATTACAATACATTACGACTGGGTTTCGTTGTAGGATTGAAGTCCGTTTTTCCATTATGCAAATAAAGAAGTTCCCTTGTAAACACAAATGGGCGCGACTACAAGCACACCAGGCGTGGCGGCAGTCCTTCCCGTGGCCACCCAGCCCTATATTCCTTCGTCCATGTCGTCAACCTCATCGGTCCTCTTGGGGTTGTTTGTGGGCTTTCTGGTAATTATCGTGGTGGTTGCAGCATTCCGCAGCGTGAGTGCTGGCAAGACCGTGGATGCCTCTCCTACCCCCATCGACGCCAAGGTGGGTGGCACAATTCCAGCCTCTGCGATTCCACTGAATCCTGGGGCAGACTACAATCTACAGTTCTGGATGTTCGTCCAGGACTGGGACTACAAGTTCGGTAAGGAAAAGGAGGTCCTGATGCGGACGGACTCGACGAACCCGTCCACCGTGAGCCCTCGCATCACTCTGCACCCCACGGACAATACACTGAATGTGTATTTGACAACCTTCACGAGTGGTTCGACCAGCGTGGGCAAGTACCAGCCTGGATCGGCCGTGGGATCGACGGATACGGGATCGACCTGGCTCTGCGCCATTGAGAACATTCCTCTGCAGACATGGTTCTCGGTGTCCGTGACAACCTTCCAGCGCAACTTGGATGTGTTCATCAATGGCAACCTTGTCAAGTCCACGGTCATTCCAGCGGTGCCCCGTTCGGCAACGGGCAACATCCTGGTGGGTGCCAATGGCGGCTTCTCGGGATACATCTGCGGCGTCCACGGCGCGGGCAAGGAACTCAAGCCCGCCGAGGCTCGCGATTTCTACGCTGCGGGAACCAGCTGCAAGTCCCTGGTCAGCGGAGATGGTGCCGCAGGCCCCACTGGAACGGTCTACAATCTCTTTGGATACACCATCATCATCGAAGATTCGACAGGTAAGCCCGTGACATCCACCGCAGTCTTGCAAGGTGTGTCCGCGGCCTCCTGGAATCCGTTTGGAGGAGCGGGCAGTAATGCGCCAGTTGGCCCCACGGACCCGTCAAAGGCTGTCTCTCCTACGGGATCCACTGGACCTACGGGTGGCACCGAATCAAAGTAGTTAAACATCTATATCCACTTAGTACAATGCGACTCCTTCTAAAGTTTCCTACCCGCTCCAGGCCTCAACAGGCACTGAAGACGCTCCAGGCGTATTGCAATATGGCAACACGCCCCGATCGTATCGGAATTGCCGTGTCATGCGACCAAGATGACGACAGCATGACACGATCCCTCGTCCAAGAAGAGTTTACCCGCATCATGGGAAATGCAGAGTGGTGTCGCATTTTTTATGGGAACAACAAGACCAAGATCGAAGCGTGTAATGCTGACATGTCCGAGATTACCTATCCGTGGGACATTGTCATGCTAGTGTCCGACGACATGGTCCCCATTATCAAGGGCTACGACGATGCCATTCGTTCGCACATGATGGCCTCGTTTCCCGATACCAATGGGATTCTCTGGTTCAATGACGGACACCAAGGAAACGCCCTGAATACCTTGAGTATCATGGGGCGTGTCATGTACAACCAATTCGGCTACATCTACCAGCCGAGCTACAAGAGCTTCTACTGCGACACGGAGTTCACGGACCTGTGCAAGACAACGCTCGCTGACAAGTGCCTGTATATTCCGACGTGCATTGTTCGCCACGAACACCCTGGTCACGGGTACGGTGGATACGACGCACTTTATATCAAGAATCAGATGGCTTGGACAGACGACATGGCCACATACATTAACAGGAAGGCCTATTCCTACGACTGGACCATTCTGATTGCGACGATGCCTGGACGCGAGAAGTCATTGCAGTCGCTGCTCAGGTTCATTCATGAGACATCCCGTGCAGTGTGCCCAGACCTCCGTGTCAAGGTTACGATTGGATTCGACGCCTGTGTTCTCAGCATTGGTGCGAAGCGGCAGCAGATGCTTCAGGCCGCAGAAGGAAAGTATGTCTCCTTCATTGACGATGACGATCGCGTGACGCGAGAGTACTTTGAAGATGCATCTGCATGCATTCGGGGCGGGTTTGATTGCTGTCGTCTTCGCGGAAAAATCTCGTCCTGGACCTTCACGCACAGCATCGCCAATAAGCTTGACCAGCCCATGGCGAACGAGACGACCTTTCTCCGCCCACCGAATCACCTGAATGTGATGAAGGCCGACATTGCAAAGACCGTTGCCTTTACGGATGCATTGTACGGCGAGGACTTGGACTGGACAATTCGTCTTGCCCGGACGGGATACATTCGAACGGAGTATCAGCCCGATGAAGAGCGCATTCACTACATCTACGAGATGCGAGACCGCGCCCTTAGTTCAGCTATTCTCGAGCGCCAGCGGAACACTACGCATGAGCAGATGCTGGCAAGTGTTCTCGTGACTCGTGGGTCCGCACCGCCTCCGCCCGATACACCGAGTACCCTACAGCTTCGGCTGGGAGCACGGGGGTTCACGCGAACATAGTTTGTAGAGTAGAAGCAATGCAGGAGTGGATCGTGGTCGCTGCCAGTGTAATCGTCATCGGCGTGTTGTTCTATGTATTTGTCCTGTCTCGGCCGTCGGACTCGACAATGGAAGTGATCTTACCTGGGGGTCAATCTGGAAAGACGGAAATGTATCCATCCGCCCACATCTTTCGCTCGTTCAACCAGCCCGACGGAGCCGTGTTCAGTTACGCGTTTTGGATCACAGTGAATGACTTTACCTTCAACTACGGCCGTCAGCGGGTGATCTTCAACAAGAACAACTGCCCGGGTGTGTATCTCGATTCCACGCCCAACGCCATGCTGATCAAGATGAATACCTACGGCGGGAACCAGGAGAGCGTGCTGATCCCGAACATCCCCGCTCAAAAGTGGATGCATGTGGTCGTGGAAGTCAATCAGTACGCGCTGAACATCTTCATCAATGGCATTCTTCGCCAGACGCACACCATGTCGCAGTTGCCCCTCCAGAACACGGATTCGTTAATCGTGGGATCCAGCGAGTTTGGCTGGGATGGCACGATCTCAGGATTGACCTACTACTCGCGGACGCTGAAGCCCGAGGAGATTGAGCGGATGGCAAAGGACCAGCCCTCTGCGTCGGCCATCATGCCCTCGATGCCGCCTTATTCGGATCTTGGATGGTATATTGGACCGTTTAAATCTGCATAAAGACTAAATGAGTTCAGGCGGTCGTCGTGGTACCGATCTATCGGGCAATACAAGCATGCGCATTCAAAACCCATCGGACGTGGTGTACCAGCAGAAGGTCCAGCTGATCTACACGACGAACAATGCAATCTCAAACACCATTCCTGCTTGGGGTGGTCGCAATGCGTACCAGAGCCACACGCCCAATGGCAATGGATTCGTGCGTCAGTTTCTGAATGGATATCGTGAGTGCGACTGCTCGGGTGGATTCCCCAGCATGTCCACGGGCAACATTACTTCGTTTTCTTGAGCTCGCGCAGCTGCTTCCTGAGCGTCGTCCGCCGTCCCTTGTCAACATCGGGGGAGTACGAGAAGAAGAAGGTCAGGAACTCCTTGCTCGCTCGGTCCTTGGAGAGTTCGCCATACAGCTTTGTCTTTTCCTTCAGCATGTCGTGCAGGTTCGACTGCTCGCCGAGGCAGTCCGTCGGCGTCAACAACTTGAATCGGCGCTTATTGGCGTGGTGGGCCAACTCCATCAACCGCTGGGCCACGCAGAGAATGTGGCTTACCTTGTCCTCGTCAATCCCCGAATACACATATGCAAAGTAGAATTGCAGCGTTGTCGGAATGCTGGCAATCTTGATCCCGTCCGCGGTTTCATGATAGCTATGGCACGCCTGCGTTGCGTAGTAGCGGAACATACATCCGTCGGATTCAATCACCTCCGTGCACTCGGGAAGGATCGCATTGGCCTCCGTCACGTGGGCCTTGTGTCCCTTGGTCAAACGGGCAATCACATCGGCCTCTGCCAACAGGGTCACGGGGCTCGTCCAAGTCGCATGCGACGAATGGCGTTCGGCAGCATTGAATCCCAACAGCACCACGGGCTCGGACTGGAGCATCTTGATCACCTCCTTCTTGCGCTGAGGAGTCAGAACCTCCTCGGGCGGCGCGTGAGCCTTGCAGGTCAGCGGATACTCGTCGTTCAGAAGCATCATTCGAGTGTACACCTTGTTCCACCGAGACACATCGCCTTCGGGGCGCGACAGCTCGAGATAGGTGGACATGCGCAGAAAGTTCGGAGTCACATAGTGAATCCCCTCCTTCACATACCCCTCATCCCACAGCCGATCGAACAAGCTTGCATCCATCTGGGACACATCCGCTACACCCGTGTAATCACCAAACACCTTGAAGGTTCCCAAGTGGACGCCCGGCTTCACTTGCACATCGGGGACGCCCGCAGCCTTCAGTTTGTCTGCAATCTCCATCGCATGTTCCTGGGGCGTGGCGCTATAAAAGTCATAGTCGGGCACCTCGCGAGTAAAGTCGTAGAACTGGTCCTTGGGTTTCAGCAAATTGTTGATGGCTGTGCCCCCGTAACACATGACCCGATGCGACTTCAAGAACGCCTCCACGACACGGATGGATGTCTTGACACTCGGGTCTTCTGTCTGTTCCTGTTCAATCTTCTCCAGCTGTTTCTCGGCGATCTCGTTGATTTGGGCAGCGTCAGGATCGCTCATTGTTAGTAGACCGACAAAAAGGGATTGGCTTTCTTTTTTTCCTTGTGAGGCAGCAAGATGCCCAGTCGGTACAATCTTCGTAAGCGCGATGGAAAGACAACCAAGTGGGTCAAGGACGAGACCCTGAACCAGCCCGACTCCGAGTCCGAGGACGAGGACTATGTTCCTCCGTCTGAGTCCGAATCCGAAGAAGAGGAGGAGGAAGACTGTGAAGACGAGGAAGAGGAAAGCGAGTCCGAGGAGGAGGACAGCAGCTCGCTTCGCATTCCCAAGGGAGCCAAGGTGTCTGTTAAGCTTCACATCCACACCATGGCAGGTAAGGGGCGCATCGACATTGAGGAAGAGTCCGAGTCGGATTCGGACGAGGAGTCGGACGAGGAGGATTTCATCGGGCACCTCATGCAGAAGTATGTGGGCAAGAAGGGCCACGCACCTCGTCGGTCCAAGGAGAAGGAAGAGGAGGCCCCTGCCATTGAGCTGAATGAGGACGAGGAGGAGTACTACGAGGATCTTCCCAAGTCCAAGCGTCGTCGTCTCAATGAGCAGATGAAGCGCTTGTCCACGCTGGTCTTGGACGGCGATGTTCCCTACAAGTTCCGTGTCCTGGACCTTGACATTGCCGACACCATCAAGGCGTCCGTCATCAAGAAGATCGACATTCTCACGGAGATGTCCATGGAGGGCGAAGGGTACAAGCTCCGCTCCTGGGTCGATGCGTTCCTCCGCATTCCGTTCGGCAAGTGCGTGCCCCTGCCTGTGACCATCAAGGATGGCCCCGAGAAGTGTGCTGGCTTTCTGGAGGACTCGACCAAGACCCTGGACACGGCCGTCTACGGAATGACATCGGCCAAGACGCAGATCATGCAGATTCTGGCCCAGTGGATGTCGAACCCTGGGTCCGTGGGCAATGTGATTGCGCTCAAGGGTCCGATGGGTGTGGGCAAGACCTCGTTCGCTCGTCATGGTGTGGCCAAGGTCCTCCAGCGCCCGTTCGAGTTCTTCTCTCTGGGCGGTGCATCGGATGCCTCGAACTTTGTGGGTCACTCGTACACCTACGAGGGCTCGACCTGGGGACGCATTGCCGACTCCATCATGGCTGCGCGGTGCATGAACCCTGTTCTGTACTTTGACGAGGTGGACAAGATTTCGACGACTGCGCACGGAGACGAGATCACCAGCATGCTGATTCACTTGACAGACCGCTCGCAGAACAGCCAGTTCCACGATCGCTACTTTGCTGGAGTGGACTTTGACTTGTCCCAGTGCTTGTTCGTCTTCTCCTTCAACGACGAGAGCAAGATCCACCCCGTGCTCAAGGACCGCATGCAGATCATCAACTGCTCGGGCTACACCTGGGAGGAGAAGGCCTCGATCGTCAACCAGTACATCTGGCCGCAAATCCTCGAGCGCATCCAGCTCAAGGACCAGCTGACCATGAGCGACGAGGCCATCAAGTACCTGATCTCCGAGTACTCAAAGGAGGAGGAGGGTGTTCGCAACCTGATCCGTACCGTGGAGACCTTGGTGACCCGTATCAACCTCCTCCGCATCGCAGGAGAGACCACGGCCAAGAAGTATGTCTTCTACAAGGACATCAAGCTTCCTCTGACCATCACCTCGGACTTGTGTCGGCATATTCTGCAGGACACCCTGCGGCAGACGAATGAATCCTTCAGGCACATGTATACATAATGAAGGTCTTCTCCTTCTGCCTCTACGGCACGGAGCCTAACTATTACACGGGTCTCCTGGAGAACATCGAGATCATTAAGCAGTACTACCCCGATTTTACCATTGTGGTGCACAAGGGCTTTTGTGATCCGTCGTGGGTCATTCCCGAGGGCGTGGAAGTCAACATCACGAACCGAGGAGGCGCGATCAATGCCCTGCTCCGCTACTTGTCCTTGCACACGGCCGAAGTGGGCTTTGTGCGAGACACGGATTCTCGTGTTACGGCTCGAGACCGTTGGTGCATTGACCAGTTCCTGAAGTCCGACAAGATGTATCACAGCATTCGCGATCACTACTGGCACTCCTCGAAGATCATGGCAGGTACCTTCGGCTGGAAGAAGCCGCTGCCGCTCATGATCCCGACACATGAAGTGGAGTATGGGTTCGACGAGCAGTTCCTCACGCAGTATGTGTACGACTTGGTGAAGCCAGACCTCTTACTTCACACATGCAACCGCGCCTATGTAGGCGAACACGCGGAGTGGATTGATCGGCCTTACGACGATGAATACGATTTCGTGGGAAATGTCATTTGGGACGGCAAGCCCAAGTTTTCCCATATGTTCGATGTCGCACGAGACGTGAGCATCCTGCAGGGTCAGGACCAGTTCGTCCTCGTGAAACGACTCACCGACTCATTGGATCCTCTGAGTATCCCCTGGCACCATCGCTGGGACACATACGATGCAGCATTTCGCGCATGCATGCATGTCGGAGACCTGCAAAAAGCGCAGTTCTGGATGAGGGCGTTTGAGTTTGCCGACATTCACCCACACATTATGCGGAACTCCAACTTTTTGGTTGCATGTCTTGGGAAGGTGGTTGCAAGTTTCGACCCCAAGCGCGAACCCGCAGAGGGTGAAGTTGTCATTGTCTACGGAGACTACCCCGATTGGCACCGCGCGCTTCCTGGGACCAACAAGATGTATCGCCACGTGAGCTTCTTCTACACTGTCAAGCACGACGTGGTCGAATCTCACCCCTGCTGGGACTCTGTGGATATTATCTACATTCTCAACTTGGAAGAGCGAGTCGATCGGTATATGGAGACATTGTCGTCTCTGGCAAGAGTCGCGGCCCCTCTCCACAAGGTTCATCACTATAAAGCCAAGACGGGTGGACCGCTTTCGCCATATACAGGAGCAACGAAGAACCATGTGGATGTTATGCAGCACTTTGAGGACACTCCTGAACTGAAGACCTGTATGATTGTGGAAGACGACATTGTCTTCACGGGCGACGTGGATCGCGTCAAGGGATCGATCGCAGAGTTCTTCCGCAGGTCGTACGAGTATACAATGTGCTTCTTATCCCTGGCTCGTTTCGAGCCTCGACTTCCACACGACGATCTCTTGTCCATCAGCAAACAGCCGTGCACGACATCCTCTGCGTACTTTCTGCACAAGCCCACTTCGGCCGAGGTTCTTCGTGTTGCGCGGGAAGGTCTCAATATCATGATAGAAACGGGCGGAGAGAACTCGGAGGCGTGCATTGACCGATATTGGTGTTCGAAGCTTCCCACCATTCATTTCTTCAAGGACAAGCTGGCCTATCAGCGCCCGGCATATTCGAACTTGATGCGTACAGTGATTGCGCATCTAGATTGACATCCACTCAAGCGATGAGAACGGAATGTCCACTTGGGCAGGATTGGCATCGGCAAAGCTGACATAACAGGACACCGTTGTGGGGTCGGACAACCGACACGACAGACAGTATTCTACAGCAGCCGACTTGAACACAAAGGGCAGAGTAATCCGTGTGACCTTGTCAATAGACTGTGTCTCCACGAACAGATGGTAATACTTGCGGGGCTTTGCGTACTCCACCATATGCACCAGCGTCCAGAACTTGTCGCCAACCAAGATCGGGGGCGCGGACCCACAGAACGCAGAGAACAGCGGAGGTGTTGGAATGGACCTACGGATCCCTTGGCGGTCGAGCACTTCGAATGGCGACCATCCGTAGATCATCATGTCCGTGCCCTGGATGGGCAGCCAGTTCTTTTCGCACTGGCGACCATACGGCGACTCCAGGATCTTGCAGTCAGAATACTTGCCGTCCGACCCATACCGACCATTGAGGAGACGCACCTTGCCCTCTGCGTGCTCCTGCGTCGTTGCCACAAAGGACAGTCCATCGGTGTTTTCGTACAACCTGAGGTCCTCCAAGCCCTTCACGTGGTGCGGAACCTTGGGCATGCCAACCGTTCCATCGTCCATCTTTGCCACCGCCGTCATGGTCTCGAGATTCACATACGCATTCTCCGTCAGCACGGGCTGGTTCGGAGGTGTCTTGTACTCCCCATTCTCCATCCAGTAGTTGATGTAGCGGACATTGGCCATCGGATATCCGCACACGGAAATTGCAGAGGGCCTGTATCCCGGGAACGGCGTCGGAAGGCGCGGACCCAACTCCGTGTGGACAGCCACGACGGGCTGTGCATAAAACTGGAAGTTGAAGATGACATTGGTCCGATTGTGGTCCGTCTTGAGCAGGTACTCCATGCAGGTGCGCATACCCACCTTGCGGTCTGGCTGGACATAGAAATCGAGAATCGTGCGCTCATAGTCAAACAGATACTTGTACACATCCATCTCGAGGAACAGAGAATCGGAGCTCATGGGCACGCGCTTCCCCTCAATGAGGTACTGGTAGGCCTTGAAGTGCCTCGAGTGCTCGCGAAAGTGCTTGACCAGCTGATAGTAGGACTCTGCCCTCGTGGGCCGCAGGGCAATCGCCTTTTGCATCCAGTACTCAAACTTGGGAATGTTGTTCAGGTCGAGCCAGCACTTGCCAACCATGTAGTGGCTGTACCAGATCTCCTCGTCCCATCCTCCTGTGGCAATGCGCTTCTTGTACATGCGTCGCGCGTCGTCCCAACGCCGCAGACAGTGGTAGGACTGGGCCAGATAGAACATGTAGCGACCATTCCCAGGTTCATCCTGCAACCCCTTCTCCAGCAGACGAACATCGCGCTCAAACTTGTCAGACTTGCACCCCCCGTCATTGCGATCGTCAATGAAGCACACCGACCTGGGCAGGTGCGTGGTCGGGCCCGACCAGTACTCGTGGGTCACGCCTACACAGGTCCAGGGGAAGTCCATGCGAACCAATCGGGTATTGGGATACTCGAGTGTTCCCGCCGCCTGCACAATGGTGTATCCAGGCTCCGTCAGGTTCTGTTGGAGGAGAGTTCCTGGGTTGAAGATCATATCCGCGTCCAGCAAAAGGCCGTAGGTATCCTTGAGGTCCCAGCACTGCTCCTTCAGAAAAGCATGGGCGCGAACAAAGCTGACGGACCGATTGTATCCAAAGTCCCGCCACGGCTCGACTGTGACACATCCTACCCGCGTCTCGAGGAACTCCTCGGCGATTTCAACAGTCGTATCTGTCGACCCCGTGTCAAGGATGCAGAACGCATCTGCCACCTTGTCGACAGCCTCGAGGCAGCGCTTGATGATGGCCGACTCATTCTTGACCATGAGAATCAACACAAGCTTCATCTGCGTCGGTTTAAGGAAACCAGACTCCTCGCGTGTAAACAAATGTCCACCGACTTTGTCAAGCAGACCCTTCGTGAGAATTTGGGACGCGTCGTGATTCCCCATGTAGCCGACGGGTTCTGGAGCATCTACGACAATGCCAAGTCGGCGTGTGATCGGAACAAGCAGCCCGACCAGATCCTGCGTACGTTCCAGAATCTGCTGACGCAGGTGCCGAAGTGGACCCCCGAGACCCTCAAGAAGGAGGTGGATCGTATTGCCACTGCATCCAAGTGCGATTACATGGAAGACCTGCTGTTGGGTGTCTTTGTCAGCTACATCCGTGCATTCGCCTCGCTTCAGCAGGTGCGGTCGGAGCATGTCGACATTCCCTTCACGCGGCCGTCCATGGAGGTCTTTATCCACAAGTTCTACATCGTGGCGGCCCGGGGGTTCTGGTCCAATGCGTATCTGTTCAAGACGGTGGGTGTGACGTCCGAGCAGCAGGCCCGTAATCGTCGTGATATTGAGGTGATGCTGGCTGACATCCTGAACGAGGTCATTGATAGCTTCATCCCGTGGAAGGAGATCAGCAAGGCGTACTTCAAGGCCCCCGAGGAGGGTGCGGTGGCCCCTGCGCCTGCGCCTGCTCCCGAGCCTGTGGCGCCGCCGCCGACGCCCGTGGAGGAGCCGAAGCCCGCTGTGAAGTTTGGAGAGAACGAGACACAGGAGTTTGAGTCGGAGGCGGAGGACTCGGATGACGAGCCGCCTGCCATCAAGCTGGGTGAGGATATTGGGCTGAGCGAGGATGACTTTGAGTCTGACACAGAATCCGAGGCCGAGGGAGAAGTGGACGTCAAGCCGTCGTCAGAGGCAGTTGCGTTGAATCTGTGAGTTGAAAAAGATGAGAGCCAGACAAATGGACGAGATGTATTACTATGCCATGATCGTGGGAGTGGTTGTGGCTGTGGCAGCTGTCTTGTATGTGATGGACCGTCGGTCCAAGGAGGAGCCGATGGTGTTCCTTGACGGGGCGAAGATTGCAGCTGGAGCGGGTACGCTCGCAGGTGGAGTCGTCTTTGCATTGGGTGGTTCCGATGGTGTGTCCGTGGCAGCCGAGCCTGTGATCGCGGCCGTCCAGGATATGTTCGTGGGCAAGCCCGAGTTCTAATCCTTGGCCGCCCGCTTCTGTGCCCGCGTGGCGTCCACAATACGCTTCCTTGTTACCTTCAGCGCGGCATTCGCTTGGGCAAGTATCTTCTTGGCTCGAGTAACCCTTCGCGTGGCAGACACCAGTCGCTTCGTCTCGGCCTTTACGCGATCGTGTGTCATTGTATTGGAGACAGAGTTTTAGCTACGACGGCGGCGGCGTGTCCGTCCACCCATGACACCGCGCTTGCGCGTGTGACCAGGCAAATGTCCTGTCATTCCATAGCGCTTCGGATCCGCCCGCACTTTCGCGAGGGCAGCGGCGTAGGAGATACCCATGTGCTTTGCGAGGGCTTCTACCGTCGTCCTTGCATGGGGAGAGATGCGACTGCGAGTTGGCATTGTTCATTGTCTAGAAACTTTCACTGTCTATCCGATAACCTTGGGATCCGAACCGATTTCCAGACCCGCAGGAGGAGTCAGTTTCTCAAAGTCAAGCGGGGCCAGCGCGCGCGAGTTGGTCATGTGTTCGTCGTGCGGAAGAGACATCAGTCCGTATAGGGCGACCAAGAAGACAAATGTATGAAGAGCAAACCCAACCGCCGTAGGGCAACCGCCCTTCGACGCTACGGCGCCACCAAACAACCGAGACGACAACCTGAACGAAGTGGGACTGGCCACTAAAAAGAACAGGAGAGCCGAATACAGGGAGTACTTGAACTTCAATCCTTCGGTGAGCGCCATTATCCTTCAATCAGTAAAAAGTGCTGCCCAGCAGGAATCCGCGGCACCACGAACTGCTTGAACCTGGCCATCTCCTTGCGAGGAATTGCCGTGTCCTTGCAGTATCGGGCAATGGCCTTGTACAGTCCGAATCCGTGGTAGCGATCGTGGTTGTCGCGCTTCTTGCGGAACATGACCGATGATCCATCGGGAAGTGTGGTCCAAGCCAGGAAGATGGCGCGCAGAGGGCTTCCTGTCAGTGCATCGGGACCCTTCGGGAACATATCCCAGAACACCGAACACGCAAACCGCGCCAGGTCGAAGGACGGATTCAGTCCAATACGCGGGTGCGACTGGTCGTAGAAGGGCTCGCAATTATACTGTCCACCCGCCTCCTCGTCGGGCTTGAACTGGCTGCTCAGAAAGAAACGCGGTTCCTTCATACCCTGGAGCTTGACGGAGACGCCCGCGCGGTCAAAGTCAATGATCTTGATCAGCTTTCCGTAGGTGGGAATGGCATAGCAGGTTCCAGCCACATTGTAGTACAGGAACTCCTCGGTCGTGGACACGAACATGACATTGTTTCCGTGGAGGTCATTGTGAACAAATCCACAAGTGCGCTGAGCGTGGGCAAGGGCCACCACAATCTGCGCCACCCAGGCCATGTGGTGGTCGGGATCACTGGACACCTTGAGCAGGTCGTAAAAAGTGCCCTCGCATACCTCCATGATAGTTGTGATCACGGGTACATCCTTGAAGGTGGCCCACGCAAAGGGCTCGTCGTCTTCCTCGGGCTCATCGTATTCATCCTCTGATTCGTCTTCACAGTCGCACGATTCAATCTCATACACATCTTCGTCCTCGTCGTCCGACTCTTCACTGTGTTCGCTCGACTGGATCTCGTACTCCTCCACCATTGTTCCAGTCTGAGGGGTCTCCACATGAACCGCCTCCAGATCAGTGGTCTCCAGCTCAATGCGGGCGTCCTCCAGATCCACGGCCGACCGACGACCGCGCGTATGCGTGAATCCACCCTCTGCTCCATCGTCGTGAAGGCGGAGCTCGAATGTCTTGCCAATCTGGTCGGCAAACCACGGGCGGTCGCAGAGATCCTCGTAATCATCCGAGATGTTCACTTCGTGCTTGGTGGCCACGGCCGTGTACACACCAAATACCTTGGGGAAGTGGGCACACCCCGTTCCTGACAGGGCAATCGAAGTCATGGCCCCGACATAGCCTGCCGTGTGGGGGCTCTGCGTCTGCTCCTCCATCTCCTTGGCCACCTCCGCTGGCTTCGGAAGCGACGGCACTGCATACACGCCCTTCATGGTCTTGAACGGGCTCAGGACCATGGTCGTCTTCCGATGGACGGGGGTCGTGCGAATCTTCGTGGTGCGTACACTGCTCGCATCCACTACGGACTCAACTTCCTCGGGCAGCTTGACACCGTACTCCGACAAGTTGGACAGCCGTTCCGTCTTGAACAGAGTCTCCAAAGGAGGGAAGAAGGGCTGCATGTGGTTCAAATCCCAGTGAGTGCCATCAAGCTTCGGGTAGCGATGCAGCTTTAAATCCAGAGACTGGGTCCTTAGTTCCTTCACCATTGTCTTGAACTGGAAGGAATGAAACACTGGGTCTGAACGCCTACATTCTTTCCACGGGACAACACAAGATGAACTTTTCGCTGAAGAAGTTTGATATTGGGATGATCAAGGCTCGATGTGAGATTGATTCGCGGAAGAGTCCCATGATGGTGGTGATTGGAAAGAAGGACACGGGCAAGTCCTTCTTGGTGCGCGATATCCTCTACAATTGCCAGCAGGACTTCCCTGTGGGCACAGTGATCTCGGGTACGGAGGTGGCCAACGAGTTCTTCCAGCACATGGTGCCGTCGAAGTTCATTCACGACAAGTACACTCCCCAGATTGTCATGAATGTCATCAAGCGCCAGATGACCATGAAACAGAAGCGCAACACGGCCAAGACTAGCGGTGGAGGGCAGTCGAACATTGACCCGCGCGCCTTCCTGATTCTGGACGACTGTCTGTATGATTCGTCATGGATCAAGGAGGAGTCCACGCGATATGTGTTTATGAACGGTCGTCACATTGACATGATGACGATCATCACTATGCAGTATCCGCTGGGTATCACGCCCAATCTGCGCACGAACGTGGATTTTGTCTTCATTCTCCGCGAGAATATCCTAGGTAATCGTCGTAGGATTTACGAGAATTACGCAGGTATGTTTCCGACGTTTGAGATGTTCTGTACGTTCATGGACCAGTGCACCGAGAACTTTGAGTGCTTGGTTATCTGCAACAATGTGAATTCCAACAAGCTGGAGGACCAGGTGTTCTGGTACAAGGCCGCCGAGCATCCGCCGTTCAGGATGTGCGACTCAACCTTGTGGGCGAACAATCAGCCATTCCATTCGGCTATTCTCGCCGCCGACGACTATACCGCTGGCGCCGTCCAGAAGAAGAACGCCGTGTCCGTTTGGGTAAATAAGACTGGTGGCGACGGCGGCGGGAAGTAGAGCGACGACGACCGCCAGCGTTCGTGAGCTGGGGCTGGCTGGGCATTCCCAGCGGCACAGCGTTGGCACCCGTCCACTGAGGAACAGGATTTTGTGCCTTCATGGCTGCTTCTGCCGCGGCCACTTTCGCATCGAGTATAGCAAGTGCCTGCTTGAGTTCAGCCGCGTCTGGTTCGCCTTTCAGTTCCAGACCAAATGTAGAGATTGCACTCTTCTCAACAGAAGCTGGTGAGGGCGTTTTCTTCATGACCGACTTGAGGAGGAGGATACTAAAGATGTAAAGACAGATTGGAAACAACACAGCTGATGTGAGAGCAACTCCCATGTTGTCATGAGCGTACTTCTTGATGTCTTCGGCAATGATGGGTAAGAAGAGGTAGGCAGCCTCTTTGACATAGTCAAACTGCCATGCTGCAGCACCAGCAGCACCCACACCTACAACCACTCCCGACGCTGCAGCTGGGCCATACAGTTGAAGATTTGCCCATACAGTGGCAAGTGTCTTCAAGAAGTCTTCGAGCTTGCCCTCGAACAACGACTTGGTCGACGCGCTTAACTGTATCACATCACCAACCACCTGAATACTCTGTCCAATCCGCGTTTCGTCAGTCTGTTCGTCGGACTCCATCTGTGCACTGGCGAGCGGGGTCGAAAGTTCCTCCGCAGCGGCTGCGTCTACTCCCTGGGCTTTAAGTGCTAACGCAATATCTTTGGCCATTATTCCTTTAGCGACTGACCCGCGGCGCACGCCCCCACGACGCTTGCCCGCACTAGGACTGGAAATAGCTTTGAAAAACTCGTCAAACCCACCCATTTACATCTCTCCAACAAATTACTCGCGGATGACCCCCTCTGTCGGATGGACAGGGACAGCCAGATCCGTCAGCTGAGCCGCGGCATTCGTGCCGCCAGCCGCCTCAAGCGCATTGGCCTTGCGACGACGCTCATTCTCCTCCTTCTGCTTCTTGATGGACTCGTCGCGCTGCTCGGCAAAGAACATGTCCTTGTTCACCTCGTTCTCCTTGTACTTGCGCATGAGCTCGTTCAGCTCGCGCTCGGCGTACTCGACCTCGGGCATCAGGTGCTCCGAGGGGTCCCACGGCAGCCAGCAACCGACCTTGCCGATGTACAGATTGTCCTTCGGGTACTTGCGCTGAAGGACCTTGGCGAACATCTGCGTCTCCTCCACGGACGGGAAGCAACGACGCACCTTGACGCCGCGGATGTTCGTGCGGAAGTTCACGGTCGAATCGAACTTCTCCTGAAGCTCCTTCTCGTGCTTGAGCATGAACACCTGGTACTCCTCGTGGACATCAGTGGCCTTGACCTCCTCGTTGCGCACCTTGACGAACTCCTCCGCGTCCTTCAGAAGGTCGTCGACCTTAATGGAGTACTTCTTGGAGACGAACGCCATGAGGTGCTCGAGGCCCTTGACCTTCCACTGGTAGTCCATCCACGTCACGAACTCCTTGAAGTAGAACTCCTGCTTCTGCTGAATCACCTTCTCGGGGCTGATGAACGAGATGATGCAGTAGCGCTGGTTCGGGACCTCGGGATCCTCATCTAAATAGTCGATACGGGTGCCGTCGTCCTCGGTGATGGGAAGCTCAGTTGCAGGCATTTTGTCTGATGGGCGTCCAGCGTGAAAATACCTTTGGAGGATATAATGTACGATCTCTACACCTGTGCAGTCGTGTTCTTCCTGCTCTGTCCTGGCGTGATCGTACCGAGCCTCCCAGGAGGTGTCGTGTGGAGTGCGTTGCTCCATGCCATCGTGTTCTATGTCGTCCTGTACTATGTCTCGAACTACATCTCCTGGTGGTTCGTCTGGACGATTGCCGCAGTCGTCCTTGGCATCCGTTTGTTCCTCGGGTCTGGGTCTGGATGAATTTCTTTCGCGACCAATGAATAAAATGGAGTCTAAGCCGAAGCCTACTGCCGCCCCTGGCCTGGATATGTCGGATCTGTTGATGCGCGTCATTAAGTACGCGCTTGAGGGCCTCGCGGTGGCCATCGCCGCGTATGTGTTCCCTGGGAAGACACTCAAGGTGTCGGAGGTTGGCATGATCGCCCTCGTCGCGACGGCCACCTTCGCCATCCTCGACATCTACGCCCCGAGCGTCGGGGCCTCGGCTCGCACGGGCGCTGGCTTCGGTATCGGCGCTGGGCTGGTCGGCTTCCCGGGTGGTGGCCTGCGCGTCTAAGCGGCGACCTTCAGTGCGTCTGTTACCAGCGTAACAGCGCCCGTGGTCACGGCAGCGGCGTATCCATTCTGCGTGTGCTGAGCAATCGTCAGAAGGGTCGAACATGCAGGACTGGCGGTGAGAAACAGCGATTGTGCAACTTCCTGGACAGTGTGCGGCATGCACATCGAGTTATGGGCCGCCATCGATGCGTAATGGACCCCGTAATTGAGGACAATGGCAAGAATCACCTTACCGACTGCTTCCATTTACCTTTAGCAAAAGAGACTATGTTAATGCCTGAATTCGTTTTACGCTACCAAGGACGATGGTTCGTCGTGAACCCGCGTCCTTATGAGCCTGAGAGAATGACCACGGATGTGGCGTGGATGCAACTGAAAGAGAACGTATCTGCAGAAGAGGCCTATCGCCGCTGGTATGAAAAGCAGCGTAGAATTTCTCGTCTCTTTCAACAATGTACTGGCTTGAGTCGGCCTTCCTCCTCCTGATTGTGGTATTGACCTATATCTACTGGAAGCCGACCCTGCGCCCTGCTCTGCGGGAGACGCTCGAGGGCAATGCGACCCTGTACTTTTTCTACACGGACTGGTGCGGTCACTCGCAAAAGGCCAAGCCCGAATGGGAGGCGCTTCACCTTCCTGCGACATACGGCACGACCAAGGTTGTCGGCAAGACAGTGAATTGCGAAGAGGATGTAGCCACGTGCACTGCCTACGGCATCGAGGGGTATCCGACGATCAAGCTCGAGTCCTCAGACGGCATCACGGACTTCACTCAGCGCGTCACTACTGCTTCGCTCAACCAGTTTCTGGTATCCCAGTTTGGAGAAAAAGCGTGAGGCCTGTTCGTATCCAGTCGTCAACATGTATGTCTTCTCCTCCTCTGTGACATCTGACAGAGGACCCAGCTTGGTCTCTTCAAAATCCAACACATTCGGGTACTTGGGTCGCAGGCCCTCGCGAACATTGGCATAGACATTGCGGAAGAACTCCCCAATCTCCATCGCTTCAAGTGCAGACGGAAACAGCGGTCCCTGCGCATATCCGATATGAAAGACCAAGGTTCCCTTGGGCACCACGCTAACGATGCAGTCACACTTCACTCCTCCGTCGAGGAACACATTGTTGTTGATGATCTGGGGCTGATAGACGCCTGGAATACACGACGACGCCTTGATGGCAGCCAGCAATGGAATTTGACCAGTAAGTAGACTGGTATTCTTGCGCGTCAGGTTGGCTGCCACGATCCACAACTTCTGCGGCGCATCGGAAATCATCTTTCCTCGAAGGTCAATTCCGAATCGAGCAAAGGAAGTCAAGAGCGCATTCTCGAGCATGTCCATCGAGAACATGCCCTTCTTGGACTGAAACGACATCAGGGCCGACAAGGACAGAGGTGGGATAAAGTTGGACAAGACAAACTCAGTGCTCAGCATGGACTCCATCTGGTCGACATTCAACCCAAACGCCAGACATGTTGCAATAATGGACCCGACGGAACACCCGTAGATTCCGTCAGGGAATACCAACGGTTGTCGTTCTGCCAGTGCACGCAACCCACCAATGTGAAGTGCTCCACGGACACCCCCGCCGCCGAGTGCAATTGAGCGGAACATAGTGTGTAGACAAGGCAAGGATGCTGAAAGCCCGTGATGTATGGGACGAGCAAGAGGAACGCAGGGAGCGGAGAATGTCCGCCATGCGTCCTGTTCTTGCCCAGCTCTACGCGAAGATTCGCGCACAAGCGATCCACAATCCCAACGCCCCATATGTCGTGTTTGAAGTTCCCAACTTTGTATTTGGATATCCGCTGTTCCAGGTGTCAGAGGCGCGAGAGTACCTGACCAAGACGCTGACTGAATCTGGGTTTCTGGTGTGGCCCGTAAACGACGACAAGTATTTATTGGTGTCGTGGCTGCGGACTCAACAGCGTGCCTCTCACCGCCCACCCTTGCTCACCACATATAGGCCCATGGTATATGACCCGACCGCAATGAACAGCATGTACCGTTCTTGAAAATGGACTTTTTGTTCCAAACACGTACACATCTCATGAACTGTGAACACCCTGACACTGAGTTGGAGGAGGGACAGAAAGTCTGTTGCTGCTGCGGAACAATCCTCGGCAGCCACATTGACGAATCCGCCGAATGGAGGATCTACGCGGAGACGGAGGGCAATCCGTCTCGCACGGGGGGCGTGATCAATGAGCTCCTTCCCGAGGCATCGTACGGATCCATGATGATGCGAAAGCGGACGCCTGGGCAGTCCGACGAATCGAAGTCGATTGGCAAGTTGTCGTCGTGGTCTCTGTCGAGCCACGGCGAGCGCTCGTGGATGGGAATCTTTGATGCGATTCAGGCCTCCTGTGCTCGAATCGGACTTCCTAAGGCCATCATCCAAGATGCCTGCGCGACCTTCAAGCGGATTGAGGATGCCCGCAAGACCCGAGGCGAGTCTCGTCGAGCCCTGATGGCTGGATCCGTGTTTGTGGCGTGCCGTCAGCACAATGCAACTCGGACGCACGAGGAAGTGGCGGATCTCTTCCGCGTGTCGATTCGTGCCCTGTGCAAGGGATTGGCAAGGTTCGAGTCCGAGGTGTCGTCCGTCTTGAACACACAGCTGGGAATCGCCGAGAGGATCTGTGCAGAGATGAGCGTGACCGAGAGTGAGCGGACCCAGGTTCTGCTGCTTATCACCCAGCTCCCCGAGATGGAGCACACGCCGAAGACCATTGTGTCGGGCGTGGTCTCCCATGTCCTGAAGGGACGGCTGGCCGATGTGTCGGCGGCATCGGGTGTGTCTACCGTGTCGATTCGCAAGATGGTGGACAAGCTAAATACCAGTGCCCGCGGCGTATAGAGTGGGATCTGCCAAGGGGAAGAACGAGACCGTGAACGGTGTATTGGTCAGAGTGCTGCTGATGTTTGGCGGCGACGACACGTTGATGTGGCCAGCGCTATTCGCACTGAGTGTAACAGGAGCTCCAGTTCCACTCCAAAACACCATCAGGGCGTCGTCTGACACGGCAATGATGGACACGCCGACGCAGAGGGCAATTGCCACATTCGGATTGCCCGCCATGAACGGCGTACCCGCTGCTCCCGATACACCCTCCGTGGAAGACAGACCCCGTTTTCCACGGATAAAGCCCGATGTGCTAAAGCGAGGATATCCCTTGACATCGCTTTGGTAGTAGATTGCTCCATGTCCATCGTCAACGCGGAACGTACCGTTGACATCCAAGGTATATTGCCCAGGATCCACTCCAAGGGCGAGACCACCTCCGAAGCGTCCAGATCCCGATACATCCAAGACCAGGTTGGGTACGCGACCAATTCCGTCAATGTACGCCATGCTGGTATCACCCTTTCCAATGGAGACAGCGTTCTGAGAGAGGTCGGCGGCCATAACAATGTTCGAAGTCCATCCCATCTGCATGTAGTAGTTTGTCGGCACAGTCGCTGGGACGATCGAATGCCCGATGGTAATGTTGTTGGATCCCGTGTTCTGAGCACCTGCCGCCGTCCCGATCCAGATGTTGCAGCTGCCCACAAGACCTGTGCCTGCACCGATGGCAATTGTGTTGCAAGAGGCCGTGCCTGCACCTGTTCCGCCCAACGGATCAATCCAGATCGAATTCACGAGCGCATTCGTGTTTCCGCCGAGGTTGTTTCCGAGGAGGATGGTGTTGGTCGTGTTGGAAATGTTCTGGCCAGCTGTATATCCAATCGTAATGACATCGTATGAGTTAGAGATCTGGCTACCCGCATTGAACCCCAGTGCCGTATTGTTCGAAGAATTCTGCAGGTTCAGGAAATTCACACCCGCACCCGTTCCAACGAATACATTGCTGTTGGAGTCAGAGATGTCTGCGCGATAGGCAATCAGCGTGTTTGCGGTCACAGTGTTCACATTGGAAATGTCGAGCTGAGTCGTGAAGTTCGAGGTGGCTGGAGTGTAGGTGTAGACAGGCCGAAAGACCGAGGTCAGGTATGCCTGCACGTTCGAGGTGCTACTCATTATGTAGTCTCCACAACTTTTCGTTTAGGCAATAATCGCCGTCTAGATATAATGGCGTTTACACTGTTCCCGATCAAGTCGTCCGAGCAGCACCTGTATCGCATGTACAAGCAGAGCGTCGCGGTCTTTTGGACCCCCGACGAGATTGACTTTTCCAAGGACATTGCGGACTGGGCCAAGCTGTCAGATGCCGAGAAGCACTTCATCGGCCGCGTGTTGGCCTTCTTTGCAGGGTCGGACGGAATCGTCATGGAGAATCTTGTCACGCGGTTTCAGGGCGAGGTCAGCTCGCAGGTGGTCAAGCTGTTCTATTCCTTCCAGAACGCCATGGAGGGCATCCACTCGGAGACATACTCTCTGTTGATCGACACATATGTCAAGGACCAGGAGGAGAAGGCCAAGCTGTTCAATGCAATCACCACCATCCCCTGCATTGAAAAGAAGGCGGAGTGGGCCCTGACCTGGATGGGGTCTGACAAGTCCTTTGCCACGCGTCTGGTGGGCTTTGCTTGCGTGGAGGGCATCTTCTTCTCGGGCGCATTCTGCTCGATCTTCTGGCTGAAGAAGCGCGGTCTCCTCCCAGGTCTGACCTTCTCGAACGAGCTCATCTCGCGTGACGAGGGTCTCCACACCCAGTTCGCCGTGGCCCTGTTTCACACGCTGGAGACCAAGATATCCGAGGATACTGTCCATGAAATCGTCAAGCACGCGGTGGAGCTAGAGAAGGAGTTCATTTGCGATGCGCTGTCCTGCTCGCTCATTGGCATGAACGCCAAGATGATGTCGCAGTACATTGAGTTCGTGGCAGATCGGTTGGCGGTCCAGTTGGGCACGCCGAAGATCTTTGGTGCACAGAATCCGTTTGATTTCATGGACTTGATTAGTCTGGAGGGCAAGACCAATTTCTTCGAGAAGAAGGTGTCGGATTACTCGCGGGCCATCACGACCACTCGCGACGAGCTGCGGTTGGACGACGAGTTCTAACGGCGCATCGTACCACGACGGGACCTGCGACGACGACGAGAGCCTCCCTTCTTCCCGCGCAGCTTAGCGCTTGTCGTAGTCTTAAAGTTTTCAACCCCAGAAAACGGGAGGTCCTCAAGGATCTTGTGGTGATCAAGTATATTGTCAAGAACCACCTGACAGTCGGCTTTGGTCAATGCTTCGTCGTCATCCGTAGGACCCCGAACACTAAATGTATTGTTCGCGTGGTACAGCACCGTCAACTTCTTTCCGAGCCTGCTCTTGAACCAATCTACAAAAACCTTCTTCTGTTCTGCTGTCGGATCGCCTCGCACCTTAAACTCAAAGTAGACTGTGTGCTTCGCAGGCATTTATTGAAACGCAATACTTAATTTAGTGTGTACGGCGAATCGTGGTACACAAAGTCGTAATTGCCAGCGCCCGTCTTGTGCAGGATCTCCTCCCGCACATGAGGTGTGCCTCCAGGGACATCCCAGTAGTCTCCCTGCAGTGTGAACTTGTCGACTCCATTGAAGTACATACGCAGCAGCAAGGCCGCAACCAATAAGCCTGCGATCCAATAGAGCGTCTTCATCGTTTACCATTGGGCAAGATTCTTCGTTTCTCCTGAGAGGAATCGCGTCTTGCGTTCACATCAAATGGAGCTCCTTCACGCTGCTGTCGCGCTTCTTGCGTCCATGGTCTTTGTCCTTGCGGGCATGGTGGGCTGGCTGTACTGGCAGCAGACGCGCCTCTTCCAGAACATGAACTCGGTGCTCATGGCCATCGGCGACATCACGCACGCCATGGACAACTCAGTCCCCGTTGAACCTGAACATGAACCCAGTCCCGCGCCTGCTCCTACGCCCGCTGACGAGGAGGACGAGGACGATCGCGCGTCAGTCGAGGACACTGCCGCCGAGGTTGTGGACGGCCCGCCCGCCCCGATCGATGTGGATGCGCTTCAGGGCAAGACCAAGAAGGAGCTGCAGGACATGCTGAGCAAGCGCGGTCTTCCCTTCAGCAAGACGGACGCCAAGCCCACGCTCATTTCGCTACTGAAGGCGACCGCTTGAGCGAAGGAACCGAAGGTGACGTGGTGGTAGGAGGCGGGGGTGGTGGTTTCCGTATCCACGACAGCCTGATCGGCGCAGGGTCCTTGTACTTGGTGCAGTCACACGGCATTTATACAAACATCGCCTTAAATATCAATGAAGGTAGTTAGTCTGGATCCAGGACTGAGGAACCTCGCCTACTGTGTCCTCGAGGGCACATCCCGCACAGACGTCCGAATCACAGACTGGAATATTATTGACGTCCTTGGGGAACGGGCAGGTGTCGGCGCTCCAAGATGTCATCAGTGCAAGACAGCGGCTCGTTACGAACATGCGTCCAACGGAACCTTTGCGTGTTCCAAGCACGCACCCCGCAAAAAGAAGGCGCCGACCAAGAAGGAGCTGACCAAGTTGACTCCGAATCAGCTTCACGAGCAGCTCGCGGCAGCAGGGTTGACGACAGAGGCAACCACGAAAGCGGATTTGGTCAAGCTGCTCTACAACCACCACAAGCAGAACACGTGGAAGAAGTGCGTGTCCTCGGCTATCCAGGGGTCTGTGTTGGACCTGGCACCGTCGATCATCGCGAGCCTGGATGCTCGGGCGTCTTCGTGGGCAGGGGCGGACCTGGTGTGCGTGGAGAACCAAATGGACCGTCGAATGTTCGGAGTCCAGGCAATGCTCCAGATGTACTTTTGCTGCCGAGGATTTCGAGTCCAGGGGGTCTCAGCGACTCACAAGCTGTCGAACATTGTGACAGTGGATGATTCAACTGCAAGCTATAAAGGACGCAAAACGACAGGCATAACGCATGCTCGCGCACTCGTGCCTCAGGTGTGGCAGGAACATTTTGCCAAGCATCCGAAGAAGGACGATCTTGCGGATTCATTCTTGCAGGGATTGTGGTGTCTGGAGCATTCCAAGTAAACCACCTGCGTTCCAAGCTTACGAAACAGACCCGTGAGAGAAGTAAATGGAGACAGACCTCCTCGTAAATCCCAGCATGGTGAGTGGCGGCATGGCCAACATCGAGACCATCGATCTGCCTACGCTCAATTTCGAGGAGTTTGGTGGCGGGTCGTCTGCGCCTTCGGCTCCCGCAGCCCCGAACCTGGTGCCCTCCTTCGAGAACACGGGCCCCGAGGTGGTGAATGGCATGCGCAACTTCAATGCCGAGCCGTATTCTCCCCAGGTCAAGCGCGTGTCGGATGATGCCATGATGAAGGAGAAGTACGAGATCCTGCGCAAGTTTGAGCGTCTGTCCAAGATGGGCGTGCCGATGCGCAAGCGCTTCACCATGGACTCGTCCATCGAGGAGATGAAGATGGAGCTCGAGTTCATCAAGCGCGAGAAATCGATGGACGCGACCATCAAGCAGTTCTCCGAGTGGTTCGTAACGGGCATGAGCGGTCTGGAGTACGGGTCCAAGAACATCCAGATGATGAAGGCCTTTGGACTCCAGCTCGATGGTCTGTCGGAGGCGGCCCAGATGAATGTGGCGGATTTGGAGGACGATTTTGAGGAGCTGTACGACCTGTATGGTGAGAACCTCAAGATGCACCCGATGGTCCGCATTCCTCTGCGCACGTGTATGATGATCTACATGGTCCACCTGACCAACCAGATGGCTCGCAAGGCGCCCATCCCGAACATTGACGACATCATGCGTCAGAACCCCGACATTGCCCGTTCGCTGGCCGCGGCCGCCATGCAGAACCAGACTCAGCAGATGCGTGCCCAGCCGTCGCAGGCCCAGCAGCCGTCCAATCCTCTGTCGGGTCTCATGAGCTTTATGCAGC